AAAAAAAAAAAAAAAAAAAAGAAGGCCGGTAAAATACGCGACCTTCTTTCGGGAGTTTCTCTCGGAAACTAGTGCTTGATCTTCATGAGTTGACTCCATGCCTTAGTGCCCGAGAGATACGTACCTTCACTTTCTGCCAGAAGGATCAGCACGATCCCCCCGAGGCTCGACACCGCTGCCAGAATTGCATCCGGGCTCAGAGACGGCTTTTCGTGTTTAGCCTTCTCCAAGTTTTGGATGCTCTCTGTCAGACGCATCGCCTCAGGAGTCGTTCGATCCCCCATCTTATCAAGCTCTGCGTACATACTCTCCAAACATTTCTCGGACACAGATTTCTTCTTACCGATCAAAGCAATCTCCTTTCAACGAGATTTACTACTCCATTAAGAGGGATGTTACAATGACGAAATAAAAAAAAAGATAAGAATTGTCTTGAGCGACTCCTAAAGTCCCCTTTAATCAATTTCTTATCTTTTACGAGCAGGTCTTTCTTTTCTGCTCATTATATAACATGTAATTTTCGCGAATGAAAAGGGAAGAAGCCATGTTGACTTCTTCCCTCATCTGTGAACACTATTAGTACTTAAAGTGAATTTCTTCTACGCCGTACTTTTTATCGGCTTCAATGGAATAGTTCTTATAGTAACTTATAACCCAATTGATTGCCTGCCAGATGCCATAATAAGCTCCGACAGTGGCAATAATTGGTGATCCAAGCACCATAAGAATAGCCATTATAACCTTATTAAAAGTAGATCGCTTCATAACTCCTCCTTATCTGTAAGGACTAATAATGCCTATAATAAGGACTGTTAGTTATACGATCTATCTATCCTAAATATACATTCACAAAACGACCTTGCGGAAACCACTCCATCGGGAATTTTTCATAATTTGTTTTTAAGTACTCAGTCGCGAGTTTCTTATTTTTAAAAGACCTTGTCACGTCGGGGCCACGGCCAATAGTATCTCGCTTACTTCTAGCGGTATTATAGATTCGTAACTCCCATTTTGAAGTCGTCATGATTACCGCTTCCACGCTTCGTCTTCGATGGACTGAATTAATGCGCTAACGGAGTCTGGACCCATAAGCCCATCAGCTTGATGGGGACCACAATCATACCCATGACGAATAAGCCACTTTTGAAGCTGTCGAGCGGTAGACATATTAAATAAACCTGAAACACCAACACCTACAGTGAATTGAAGAATTCGAACTAAATCGCATCCCCCGCCTTCGTAAGTAACCGGTTCGATCATGTAAATGCTGGGCTTAAACATCTCTATTTGGCCGCTCATGACACCGGTTACCTCAACACCAAGCTGCTCTTGCCACTTAGCAATGTAGTTCTTTTTAGGCTCGTCGGTTTCGTTGGCAGTAGCCGTTTCGGAAGTATTCGACGCTTCAAGACCAGAAACACTAGGCGTCTCAGCTTCGGTATTAACATCGGTTAACGTATCGGTATTCATAATACTCCTTAAATTGCTACTCATAGTCTTCGTTGGTGATCCGTTTATAAGCCTCTTTTGTAAGTTTATTGTTCTTTACTAAAGTTCGAAGAACTTCTTTACTCCAAAATTTTGGATAATAAATGAGCGCTTTCTTCTCTACGATATCAGACATATTAAGACTCCAATACGGTATCGGTCATAATTGCTGTATAGTCCGCTTGAGCCTGAGCAGTTTGCGCAGCTTCGAGAGCGTCGTTTACTGTAGGAATAGGATCTGCAGGTTCAAGCTCACCACACTTAGCGCCAATTCCTGTTCCTTGAGGGCATTCATCCCAGGTAACATAGGTTAACGTATCTTCTATTTGAAGAAGACGACCTTTAGTATAATCAGGAGACTCTACAATCGCGCCACTAGTATCTACGATCATTTTGTTATTCTCCAATCCCAATCAGGAAATAATTGAGTATAAAGTTTATCAGTTTCGATTACACGACTCCAGGAACTACTGTACTTAAGAACCGATCCACGCCAACTTCTATATGAATTTTTTACAATATCTGGAGAAAGATCTATATTTTTATATCGTTTTAATCGTCTTCGTTCACGTCTAAAAGCTTCATTTTCTAGTCTCATAAGAAGTTTTCCGTTCTCACCGAATCGGTACTGAACTTTTAAAAACGTAAATCCTCTTGACATAGGAACTATTTGTACTTTATTTTCGTTTAATTCAAGATCTAAATATGATGACTCCTGCCTAAAAGCATCGAGCGTTTCTTTAGCCTGATTTTTAGTACGGTGCATAGATATCGTATCATCCATATAACGTTCATATGCATGAATACTTCGTACATTCTTTGCTAATGTGTCAAAGGGTGTTGGATAAAATATACCACATATTTGACTTATTTGAGACCCTATTCCTACGCCATGGGTACCTTCATTTATATTTATAAGATATGAAATAAGATCTTCATCACTTTCGACTCGGTCAAGGATTTGATATTCAAGTTTTGCGTGAGGGAGTGAAGCAAAAAATCCATGAAAGTCAGTTAATAAAATATATCCATCAGTTCCATAATGTTTATAATAATCTCGAAGATAATTCTCCAACCTTCTTCTAGCAAAGTCAACTCCCTTTCCCACTTGAGAGGCTCCATTATCAAATATAAGATAATTCTGTAAATCCGGAGTAAGAACGTAATCACAAAGACTTCGTTGAACCACTCGATCTTTAATATGGATAGAAGAAATATGTCTAGTATGTCCTCGTTCTGAAATATCAAATTCAACAAAAGGAAGTTGTTCGTAGATGCCTAGATCGAGTTCTTTTTGTGTTTTTGCTACGTTAGCAAGCCACTTATATTCATAATGCTGTACTGATGTTTTCCAGTCAGAATTTTTTATTGACTTTTGATAAGCGGCGATAAGATGGTTCGCGTCGCTCGTGCGTGTAATCAACCGTTTCCCACCTTTCTCGTCGCGTCTGACCAATGTGTCACGAGCCACAAAATGGAGACTGCACTTATGCCTTCTCTCTGATCAGCTCTACTTTTGCCCTATATAGGGCGGGATATAAGCTCCTTCCTATGCGTCTCCGTTCGGGATATGCCCTACTTCATGGGAGAGACGGAATCGAGGACGAACTCCATTCGAGTTGGAAGCTCCGTTGTTGTTGGCATTGCCGTTGTTGTTGACATTCGCAAAGTTCGTAGACGAATTGACAGAACGCAACCACCAGTTGGAGCGAGATACAGCTCATACCCCTATCCATTGAACTGCACTGAGCAGCATTGGATACATTATCCTGTTTTCTTGATCCTTCTTCGAATCTTATTATCTGATTTTCTCCAGGATCGTATACGAGATATTAAATCTTCATAGTCATTAACGATATTCATATATCTGTTTGCATCAACAGGGAGAACTTCTATGACATACTGAAATATTTGTTCTAAACATTCTATATCTCGTATCGCTTCGTCTTGATATCCTCGTCGTGTACCACATTCGGCCAAAGTCGTTGGATAAACCGAATTAGCACGAGTAATGTTAAGAACTATACTGTTCGTTGTATCTAAAACTTGATTCCTAAAATAATTAATTAACCAGTAAGGATATTTGTCTGTTATATGTTCCAAACAATAACGATGACAAAGTTCCTTAAATATTGCAGCATCATCTGGCGCCATACTGTAGGCATGTATATAAAAATTTGGTTCTCTAGATCGAGATTTTATACCAAAATCATGTAAAAGTAAAAATGTTACCTCACGGCGAAGCTTTGCTGCATCATGATAAATATGAAATTCTGGTTTAGATTCACTGCGTTCACTCACGGGAACAGTCATTCAGTTCTCCTATTTTGATTTTTAGTGATCAATACGTTCAAACAGACGCGCCTAAAGGCGCGGGATTACCCGATCAGGAATCGAGGACGAACTCCAAGCGAGTCGGAAGCTCCGTAGCGGCTGGCAACGCCGTCGTAGGAGACAATCGCAAAGGCCGTAGACGAAGAGGCAGAACGCAACCACCAGGCGGAGCGATTACAAATCCTAGAATGGTCAAGGGCAAAGAGCGGGAACTGAGTGTAATCAACGCCCGGGTAACACCATCCAGAATGATTTGTAATGCCCTGCTGACGAGCGCCGTAGACCTGCTCCTCAGTCATAAGCTCAAGCGGCCCATCATACCAAGCAGCTCCGGAATATGACGAACCATCGCACACATTGTCATACAGGCACCTGGGCGTCAGCAGATGTGACCCGAACGCAGTTTTAAGATACTTAAGCCACGTTTGAAGCGTCTCGGTACGCATCTTAGTACCGACATAGCCACCGGTGACAACATTCGAGGAATTCATTTGTGCTGTCCCGAAGCTAGAATCCGGAATGATAACCGCGTGCGGCCTAGTAAAAGCAGTATCTCCCATGTTATAATAGTAGTTAAATGCTGCAATACGAAGTGCGTAATTCGTGCCATTAATAGATTTAGTAAAATAATCACCAATATAAATATCATCAAACGTACCGTTAGCAATATTTACATAAAGTTCACCAGACGTTTCCATCGAAGTAATATCTTTGCCACGATAGATAGCATTATGAGCCGCAGCATTCGCAGCGACGATATCAGAAAACTTATTTTTTAGAGAGATAATATCATTTTCTGCAGTAGTAAGGCGAGTATCTAAGGTTCCATTATATTTTTCCATAGCCGCCGCGATTCGTTCTTGAGCTGTTGTACTAGCTTGTGCCGTGGTATTAAGTACTCGAACGGTGGAATCTAGTACCCCCGGTGAACTTGCAAATTCAGCCATGTATTCCTCCTTATCCAATACGTTGAAACAGTGCGGTTACAGTATTACCATCTATATCGGTATAAGATTGAACTTTGAACTGAGCTTCTTCCGCTATTGCAGTCCAGGTCCCATCTGCTTTTAAATAATAGTCCTGATTTCCAGCGGACGGAGCAGGGACAAGACCTGCTTTTCCATTCGTAGAAGCCGTAGCTCCGGTCATAGTACTATAGGTTGTATCTTTTTGATCAAAGGTAAACGTAGTGCCATTAGCTCGGGTTGCAGTAAAAGTAGTCCCGTTTCTTGTTATATTTTTTACTGTTTCAGATTTTAACGAAAAATAATTTTTAATACGTCCCCAGAGTTCTTTTAAAGCAGCAGTTCCTATGTAAGCCATGCGCTACCTCCGGAATATTAAATGGTACAAATCTGATCAACCTCAGTAGCAGACATTTCAGTAACATTAGCCTGAACAACGGTAAAGTCAGTATCTTTGTATGCAGTATTAAAGTCAGAGATGCAGTAAATCTGGTCACCGACCTCGCACTCTTGATTAACATATGTACCCGCTGTGCCAACAGTCCAATACCAACCAGATTTATAAGTCGTGAGATTACTGATGATAGTTGGATCGTTAACAATGCCCTGGAACATACTAACGCCGGTTATAACACCAGCAACATATGACGAGACCGCAGAACCAGAAACGGCATTCTCACCAGTAGAAGTTACCGTAGAGTCCACAACTTCCTTAGGAGAATAAAGCTTTGTCTCGGTACCGTCAACCGTAATACCACCGATCTCATGACCCTCAGTCTGAGTCTGAGAGACGGTAACATTAGAGGTTTTAGTTGCGCCTTCCTCAATACCGTCAAGCTTAGTCTTATCAGCCGCGGTGAAGACACCAGCGGTGGTTGTCGTCGCGGCAGGGATCGTCGCCGTATTTAAAGTCTGAGCTCCCTCAGTCTGAAGCTGAATATCAACAGTTGTAGATGCCGGAGCAGCAGCCACCTTACGAGCAAAGCTTCCCTTAATAAGAGACCAAAGTTCAGTGAGTGCGGCGACTCCTAAATGTTGTCCCATTTTGATTTCCTTTCTTTAAAAGGTGCAAATGTCACGTATCAATCCAACAGTTAAGTCTTCAATGATTGATTCGCTTCCGTCTGAACCTAAAAGTTTTATCTTATAATCATCATATTCAAGTTTATAAGTTGTATCGGTTCCAACACGAAGAGCTCCGGATAGATTGTACGAGTTATTTTTTATTATGCCCTCAATAACAACTGTATTATTCTTTATTTTTCCGGAAAGTGTTCGATCTGGATGTATCGTTCCACTAGCCATTAAAAGGTCACCTCCGGAGTAATGTTGATATTATCCGGTCCAATGATCGTGGTTACGGTGCCATCATTCTGAGTCAACTCGACATCATAAACATAGGTTCCTTCTTTTAAGGATTCCGTAACATCGGCGGTAAGCTTAACATCAGTCCCGATCGATTGAAATAAAATCGGATTCGTATCTTTATGCGAGGTTGACTTACGTATTGTAAATCTTAGAACATCTCCTTCGGCTAAGATGTACGGATTTCCATCAGCATCAACTACGTCAATGTGAAGATTGCAGGTATCGCCACGAGGTATATCTATTACCATAAGTCCTCCTCTCGGTTAAATATTTTACAACGGTGTCTTTATGCGACAGGAAAAAATAATTGTTTTTGCACGGTATCGACGAACGGCTCATTACCTTAAATATATTATTTTACAGTAACACGTACCCATTTTCCATCAGCAGACCATCTATATGCATTCCCAGAAGTATCGACTGCAACACTATATAATGGAAAGTAAGTATGTGTTGAGTCATCATGATATGCAAAACTAATGCCATTGTATGATTGTAGATAATCAGCCTCAAAAGTTATAGTATTGGCAGATATACCAATATCCGTATATGCTTTTGGATCTAGCTCGCCAGAAGTATTTGATCCAATGCCAGCATAGATAGATAATCCAGCCCTACCCTTATTAACATCATAACCATAATCATATGAATCATCATATACAGAGGCGCTAATAAGTAAAGTACTACTTCGATGATATCCAGATATATTTCCGCCTGGTACTGCTAATGGATAATATCCAATATTTCCCTGTATTACGGCATCGACGGTTCTCTTTCCATCAAAACCATAATAATCAGACGTTTCCAATCGTAGACTATTATCATTAAAACGAGTTCCGGTAGTATCTGAACCATTTATATCTCGGTATATTCCTGAAATAGCTCCACTTTTCTTTGACAAATATAAATAACTATTTTTACTGTTATTGCCCAGATTGATTTCATCTTCACCAAAAGAAGAAACTGTTTCTCCGTTACTAATAATAGAATATTTATCGGAATCCATCCGAGTATAATTAGCATCGTCGTGAGCAACTTTAACGCTATCTGAAATTTGAACGTATCCGGAACCGGTTGATGGATGAACTTTGATCCCAGATCCAGTTATTTCAGTAATATAATTTGTAGCAATTTTAGAAGCTTCGTCGAACACATTACTTAACATATCTGCTAAATTATCACCCGATGTAGGATAGTCGTTTCCAAACATAAATTTAACGCTATCTGCTGATTGCTGCACCTGAGAAAAGTCAATAGTAGTTTGAACCGTGCCATCAGGTAAAGTAATTTCTTTAGCACCAGTTACTCCAGAAGTTATGCTATCTGCTAGTTGTTTTATAGTACTATTCGAGGCTGCTAAATCTTCTGGAGCAGGAGTCCAAGCGGTTGCTTTGGTTCCAACTTCAAGCTTTGCAGCTCGTATAGATACACTCGCGCCATTACTATCGGGCTTAACAAGTCTACCGATAATAACATCTCGCTCTGAAACGCCTTCTGATGAAGTCCACGTCACCCAATAACGTTCCCATTCAGCACTTAGTTCAAATATAACAAGTCCGTCTTTTGCTGTGAAACGTAATCCTTGAGAAGTAAGGCCTTCAATTATATCATTTGGGTTATAAAAATAGCTCTGTACATGGGTCCCATTGATAGTTGCTTTTGCATCAAATGATAAAGTAAATACTGTTTCGTCTGACGGAATATGAACATGTTTTTTATAAAAATCAAGATATGGATAATTAGTTAAGAAAGTTCCCGAATGTTCAGTAACTTCGTCGGTATCATAAAGATAATTTCGATTTGTTATTAAAGCATAATTTTCACTGACTGATTGTGTAATACTGGTCGCTGTTTGATCAGTATAAGACTTAGCAGTGGTTAGAGCCTTATCAGCTGAGCCAGCCTTATCATAGCTTGAATCTTGACCCGTCTTAGAATAGTTATTTGCTAGGTTTTCGTCCGTTGCTTTTCGAGCAGTTACTTCTGTTTTTATCGAATCCGAATTTGCTTTTATCTCAGATTCAGCTGTAGTGACTCGATTACCTAAACTATCAACATCAGTTTGAGAAGCTTTTGCTTTAATTTCTTTCGCTGTTTGGGTAACATATGTGTTGTATTCAGTTTTAAAAGTATTAAGACTCGAATCGTCAGTATATTTACTAGCTAGCACCCAATCGGTAGCAGCATAAGTTTGATTCTCGGTTTTAGCTTTTATACAAACTTTAATATCACCAGAACTACCTTGTGCCCAAAGGTCCCCGACTCTATACGGCGGAACGGGGGTATCCGTAAATATCTTATTCTTAGTATCGGCATAGCTTTTTGCGGTCGATGTTATGCTATCTGATTTCTGATCAATTTCAGTCTTTGTGTAAACACTATTTGAATCTGCTTTATTTCCAATAGCAGTATTTAAACCAGAAATATCATTAGTATTTTGTTCAACGGATGTTTTAAGACCGTTAGCAGTTTCCGTTACGGTAGCTATGCTAGTTGTATTAGCTTCTATTTTCTTAGCTTGAGCTTCTATTTTTTCAGAAGTCTCAGTAAATTTTGTCTCAGCATAACTGTTATCAGTATATTTGCTCGCTAATCGCCAATCCGATTCAGCGTAACTTTGTTCCGATGTCTTAGGTGTACGACAAACTAAAATATCACCGGTAGAACCCTGAACCCACAAATCTCCAGAATCATATGGGGGTTTAGGCGTTTCCACGAAAACACGCCTCTTATTATCAGCAAGATCTTGAGCAGTCTTAGCATCAGCAAGTGCCTTGGTAATATCCACATCAGTTATTTGTTGCCAAGAATATTCGCCGTTGAACAGTTGATAACGATAGCAGTATCCCGTTTTGGTATCGTAATATAGATCACCAAGATGTTGATTCTTAAGCTTATCGGTAGTCCATGCGTTTGCTGGTTCATTATCGACAGTAGGCGGAACTTCATAAAACCATGTCATAATGGAGCCATCAATTTGTCCTTGAAGAGACTCGTTAGTGGCTTTTTGCTCCAAAATATAATTGGCAAGATCTGTTGCATTGGCATCGGAAGAATCCTGAACAGTCTTAATACTTTTTGCATTGGTTTCAATTTTTTCAGCATTTTGTTCAATAGAAGTCGAGTGCTTAGTAATAGCTTCAGCATTTACTTCAGTTTGAGACTTAACGGATTGAAGAGTATAAACGTTGTTAACCCAGGTCGATGCAAATCCGTTTCGAGAAGGATCCGACCACGCATAAGATCCATCACCATAGAAAGTTCGAACTGAAGAATAAATATTAGCATTAGCATATTCATCTTTTGCATCACTAGATGCAAGTGGCGGGGGAGTTTGGAGCCATCCCTCAGGTTCTATACCCGTTGGTTTATCCGGAACGGTTCCATTTTCAGGAACGATAGTCTGCCAATAATAGGTTGTTTGAGATACAATTCCCGTATAAGGAACAATATCATGCAATTCAACGACACTATCATTGTACAGACGACGCGTCGCAGACCAAACTTGAACACCGGGTTGAATATTTGTCGGTTTTTCTGTTGTCCAGTCCATCGGGCTTGTTGACGGTTGTGATCCTTTAGGAGCAACGGTCCAAACTTGAGAGTCTGTAAACAGTCGTTGCCAATTTGTATTCGATGATTCGGCAGCCTTTTTAGCCTGCTCTTCGGCATCTTTAGAATTCTTAGAGGCTGAAATCGCCGTTTCTTTTGCCGACTTTGCTTCGGTATCATCCGAGGAAGGCGCCGTTAAGTTACCAATAATTGAACATTTTCCATCGGAAATATTAACAAGAACCTGATCCCGATCTTTAACTGAAGTTACCGATCCTCCATTAGCTGGAGTTTCTTGAACGCCGCCAGCAATATGAACCCAGGTTATTCCGTCATCATCTGTTCTGAGTACTTGAGCTCTTGAAAATGGGGTATTGGACGAAGATCCCTTGTCATTTTTAGAATCTAATGCATCCTCAAGTGAATTAACTACTTGATAATTCAACGTAGTTTGTGACATAGTTACTCGCCTCAATTCCAACAGTTTCGTCAACGGTTATTCCCTTATCACATGTTATTGATTGACTAAGAACAGTAGCACTACCAGTAAACCCAATATCTTTACGATCAGCTATGATTTTACTGAAAGGATATACGTCAGGTATATATTCCCTTCTGTAACTCCATTTTGAAATAATGCTGCTCTTATCAACCAGCATTCTACGAGCATAGTTATATAGTGTTTCACCGTCAACTAATTGCGGAGATGTATCAACTTCTTCAATTCGATACCCCCGCGAAACTGTTGATATAACACTTGACGGGTCATCATTGATTACTTCTACTTCTTTATCGCCATCAATAACTCGATATACATTAGGTATGTCAGTTAAATTATAATCTTTATCAAATTCAGGTTGAACGATACAATAAAGATCCCTATTTAGAATAAAAGAAGCTTCCGTTGGCATAGGTCTAACGATCACTTCACCAAGTCCATTTATTTGTAAACACCAGCCAGCTTTGTCGAGTATATTCCAAACAGCAGTTATGTATGGTGTTGACGCATCAAAAACCCGATATTCGTCAATAATAAATGTAGAATCTCCTAAAATTCGAATCGGACCGGGCAAAGCCTTCTTCAACATTTTAAGAATATATCTAGCTCCGTCTTCACCTCGGCCGACGAACTCTCCGATTCGACACTTCATATCTTTAGCAGGATGAAGAGCGGAGACTCCGGAGGCGGATACGGTGTGTCTGTTATTACCGTAATAAGTATTCGAAGACGCTGTGAATCTAAATGTACCAAGTTTTACTAATTCTGTACTCCCATTTTGATTTGCCAGCATCTCTATACGATACCATCCGTCTTCGAAGTCTCCATCATATTCAAGGTCTGCGGTTTCGAGAAGAGGAACGTCGTCAGTTCCGTCATGAGAGATCGAAACTGACGCAACGTTTCCCATATTTTTGTCATCGGTCCATGTTTTGGGATTGACGTGCATTATTCTCCAGGTACTTTCATATCCTTGTTTCCAATTAATCATGCACATCCATCCTTTCTTTTATGAACTTTGCGCTTCATTTGTATCAACATGAATCATAAATTCATCAGTAAGACTAATTTCTGTTGTTTTTATTGTGATTCCATAAACAGATGAATCATAACTGTAGTCAAGACCACTTATTTCGACATCAGCCTCATAAGCACTACCATCAGGACAACGAACAAATACTGGTCCATCATAAATCGCCAACTCTCGTAAAAGAAGCATTTTGTTTTGGATCGAATTGGTCATATCGTCACCAAGTTCTTCCATGTCATGAAGACGGAATAGCTCAGTGGTTATAGAGCCAGTTCTCTTATATCCCTTAGACCAGAATCCTGAAGAAGTACCGTCAAGATATGTTCGTCTCTCAAAATTCTTTTCGATGGAATCAGAAACCTTTAAATTATACGGTATTTCGACATATTTTCCATTTCCCCAGTCAAAGCGAACCGAAGTTCGTTTAATGTAGTAGGGGAAATTCATGTATTGAATGTCACCGTCTTTACTCTTTACCATAATAATATAATACATATCGCCATCTGAATAATATGGAGCAAACTTATCTATTATGGATTTTCCAGCTTCAACGTCTTTTGCAACCAAAACGTTTCCGAATGAAGTATGTCGATAAATATAAATATGGTCGTCAGTACTATTATTGTCAGAAAGAATTGGCGTAATGGCAACTTCAGGGACGGCATTTCCAGGAACACAACTGGTTTCGTCAGACAAAGAATACGCCTTATTTTTATAAATGACTCTGAATACCGTTTCTGCAGGATCCGTCATTGCTAATCCAGAATCGGGGTCAATAGCATATACTTGAACAATATAATACGCTTGATCAACCAAATAATTAGAATCATTGTCAAAGGCATCTGAAATGGTATATGCCGTAGAATAAGTTCCGTCAGAATTTTCAGTCCAGGTCAAATTTCCGCCTTGAACTTCTTCATTCCAAAGAACATCGTCCGCTTCTTGATAATAAGTTTTATCAGGAAGGGTAATCGACGATCCCATAGCAAGTAATCTAAAAATATAATTATAATTTTTAGATAATGATGCTACCGTAAACGAAATATCCTTTGCCGAATTAATGACCTTATATTCAGTCTGTGTATCGGTTTCAGATGAATTCATGGCAACAGTACATGTCGGAGCATCAGCCAAATTAACTTGAACAGTCGACGACTGAACAGATCCTCCGCCTGTAACTACCACAACCGCGAACGAAAATACGTTATTGACTGCATATTTTTGAATAATATCATTTGAGATTGTATAAGAATTATCATAGGTATTTTCATTTGCAATGGTATCACCGTTTATGATTACGCCATTGCTATCAACCGTTCCATCAGGAATTCCAGCACGATCAAATATCATAAACGATGTCTGATCGCTATCACTGCTGAATGTCCAAGAAACAGAAAGCTCTTGATCTTTAGCAATAAGACTATCACAACTGACAATAAGATTCTTTGGAATAGCGTAGGGTGTTGCCGTAGAGATAGGGGTATATGGACCGTAAGTATTATTAGATCCAGATTGATATCTACGAGCTCTTAAATAATATGCGGTTCCACTTGTAAGTCCGCTAATTACCGCATCGGTTTGATACACATAACCATTATTTTCACCGGATTCTCCATCCCAATTAACATTAAATGTAGACGGAGAACCGCTGCTATTCCAAGCATATGATTTATCAGACCAAGAAATTTCTGTACCTGTTGAATCGTCTTCATTCCACCCAACAGTCACTTTAAGACTTGTGCCATCTTCATTTTCGTTGATAGCTATAATTCCACAAATATCATCTTCTGCCGTAATAGGAATCTGAACAAGATCGGAATATATTTTAGAATAAATTTTAGTATTCGAGTTATCAAGATTTATCTGATAGCGACGAGCACGCAAATAAGTCGTTGTTCCTGCTTCGATACTATGAATGACGAGTTGGGTTGATTTAGTATTAGTTGCATTTACATCGTCATCAATATCAAAGGTAGAAGCTGATTTGGTACTTCTTGAAACAGGATCCTCGACCGAAGACCATAAGAATTGAGTTCCCATCTTGGTTCCAGCAGAAGGCGCGTCCTCCCATATAACTGTTGCTGTAATGTTTTCATTACCTTTAGCTACAGTATATGCACTAATATTACAGCCATCGTCGGCAACCCCAGCTGTTGGTGTAGCAGAAAAAGTTCCGGTATAAATACCGAATGATTTATTGCGTGAAAGGTATCGTCTCGCTCGTATATAATAGGTTGCATCAGTTGTTAAACCTGATAATTTATATGTTGTAGAACCGTTTGACTCTGCATCAGTATCGAGAATCTTGACTGTCGATGGGGCTTTAGATCCAACATCCCATGCATTTTCGACAAGTGCATACGATATTTCAGTTCCTTCAGCTTCATCAGTTGGAGACCAACTTAAAGTTAAATTAATGCTTTCACCATTAGAATTAACGGAAACACCGTCGATAGAAACGGTAGTTCCGGCAGCGGTTGGTTCTGGAGTGAAGAGAAAATCTGCACGCATAGGTTCACTAACCTCAGTAAATGAACCTCTTTTCGATTCGACTCGATACCAGGTATATTTTCCTCGATCTACTTTAAGAGCGCTTGACAACGGCTCAACAAGAACTTCTGATTCATAGTCACCCGTAGCATTGGAAACGGCACTCCACGAAAGATTATTGACACCCTTTTCATTGAAATCATCAAGTGTTGCTTGAGCTTTATACAACTTAACTGTTACATACGGTTTAGCATTACAATATGGAATTGATTCAGAATTGGTGTCAATATAAACTGCTACATTATTACCTATTCTAGAGATTTTCTTTATGGTAGCAATTGAAGGTTTGGATATTACATACCGTTCATCAGTTTTTAAATTTCCGTCTAAGCCAGATCCGTATTCATCTCTGGAACTAAGACCCGTTCCCCAAAAGCCCTCATTTCTCGACACGAATTCAAACAGAACATAATCGCCTGCTTGCACCGGAGTTATATCTACTGAACCACCATCTATCTCTAAAGAATTAGTTCGATACGGTCCAAAGGATTTAGACTTATTGTTAGATGTGCTATTAGTTGCTAAGGAAATTTCCTTAGCAAAAAGCTCCGGGCCTGATCCGGTATATTTAGTATTATGGATTTTTTCTGTAATTGTTGTTTTAGTCCAATATCGTTCAGCACGATTACTTGTATTTGTCACATCAAGATCATTATCGTACTTAAACGTAATTTCGTCTTTAGAATCGTCGAATGTTATCTCTTGGTAAGGAGCCTTTGGACGAACAAAGTTGTAACTCGATGTCTTTGCAGGCGAATTGCTTTCGTTTGTATGATCATTTCCGCCAAATACTTTTAAGCGAATGGCTCGAATCGGTAAACCACTCGGGGTAGCCTGTTCATACTTGGTTCCAGAGCCCCGGGTTGACGGGAAAAAGTCACGCCGAACGACCTCAATATCGTCCGACGTGACATCAGTTCCTACGTATTTTCCACGAATTCGTCTGGTACTTCCATCGGCTAAAATCCAGTCCCAACATACGCCAATTCTCAAAATATGATGACTATTATTACCATTTTTAATATTATCAGAAAATGACCAACTTCCGGAAAATTTAATTTTAAGATTATCTATATCATCTAAAGATCCGTCGATCGCTTTCGTAATATTTGATACGCTCAAAGGAGATTCATTTACAATATAGGCATTAATACTAGAACTAGATGCGCCAGAAGATCCAGCGGGAACCGCATAACGATAACTAGAGCCAAGCATCTCGTTAACACGATTCTGTACAACCTGCCATACATACCCAGCGCTCGAAAGCTTGTTAAAACGGGCTTGACCGTTTCCCCATTCTCCGCGAATTACTTCTTGAGCTACTTGATCTACTGATTTCATGCCTACCTCACCTCCATACGAGCACGAGACTTAATCGCAGCCGCAATATCATTAACAATCTTATTAGCATCGTCTCCGGCCTTATAGTCAAGCGTAATATTATAGGTATTATTTCTGTTATTAGTGGTCCCATTTTGATTTTGCATATCAAACTTTCGAGCAGTAGTATAGTCGGTGACTGAGCCAATGCCACTGCTTAAACCGATAGCATACTGATCATTAAAGATGCCATCAATGATCTTAGACTGTTGCATAACACGACTAAGATCCAGCGAAGGACGAATCACAGGATCAGTATCTTCTATTCCAAGAACCAGATTCGGAATAGTTCCCATATTAGAATTGAGAGCGTATGTTGATTGCTTGGCCATTTGCTTCATAGAATCAATAACCCGATTCGAGTACTTACTAACACCTTTAGCGAAACCAAGATCACTATACATACCCACCTTAGCAAATTCTCTCGAAGGAGATTTTATGCCAAGTGCATCTTTAGCTGCACGTAAAGCACTCGTAGCAAGGTTTCTTGCTGCCGAAATAGCCGAGCTTGCCCCATTTCTAATGCCTGCAGCCAGTCCGGATGCCATGTTTCTACCAGCACCACTAAATGCACCAGACATTCCTGCCACAGCATTTTTAGCACCATTAGCCATAGATTTAGCAGCCGAGGATGCACGTCCTGCATTTGAGGAAATACCCGAACCCGTATTTGAGGCTAAATTTTTACCGGCGCCCATGAACTTGCTTGCAAAGCTAAGAATTTCACTATTGGCTCCAGAAGCAACATTGCCTGCTGAACCAGATACAGACGAAGCCATTCCAGAAATACCAGAACCAAGATTGGACATTATGCCCTTACCCGAAGCTGAGAAACTGGGATCAAGGTCACTAATAGATTTCAAAGAATTTGAACCAATAAGAGCTGTGGCATCGGTTGCAGCTTGACCATTTTTACTGATTCCAGAAGTAAGGTTAGACATCATATCTTTACCCTTACCCCCAAAAATGCTAGGGAGGCCATCAAAACTAAGTCCCATATCTCCAGCTAATCCGCGAAGAGTTCCTATAGGATCAGATATAAAACTACTAAGTCCGGAACCCAGTCCCTTGACCAAGTTTCCACCTATTTCGGTGAACGATCCAACAAGATCCAAGCCATTAAATGTGTCGAGAAGACTTTGGCCAAGATCAGATATCACACTGGAAATATCAAAATTTTGAATACCATTACCTAAACCTTCGGTTATATTCTCGCCATAACCTTCAAATACAGTTGACGGAGAATGAATTCCAAATAAAGACAAGAATGGTTCAACAATATTATCCCAGAAGAACCCAGCAATATCACCAATGGGGCTGCTCTTGATGCCGTCAACTAAACCTTGAACAATATTTCCACCAGCTGTTTTCATATCGTTTGCCATATTAGAAACACTTGTAACAACCGAATTAATAGCGCCAGCAATCATATTACCCAAGAACATTAACGCTGTATATAGCGCCATAAGGCTTGCGGCTAATGCCTGAAGTGCGGGGGCAGCTACTGCGGCCCCAGCACCTAGGACAAGAAGACCCGCGCCCATGATAACCGAGCCTGCTCCTAAAGCAAGAAATGCCGCGCCAAGTAATGCCATTTGTGCAGGATCCATAGAAGAAAGAATTGCCAACGCTCCAATTCCTCCCATAAGAAGATTGGCTCCCGCAGCTAAGATAAGAAGACCCGCGCCAGCGATTAATGAACCAGCGCCTAAAACAAGGAACGAGCCACCAAGTAACACCATTTGACCCGGGTCAATAAGTGTTAAGAACGACAGGACAGCGGCAGGACCTCTAAAAACATTAAGACCCAATCCAAGAACCGCAAGACCCGCGCCGGCAATTAATGATCCAGCACCAAGAACAATAAACGCTGCTGAAATACCAAAAAGTGCCTGAATATCAATATTAGCAAGTAAAGCTGTGCCCGAAGCAATGGCAGCAAATGCGGTCAACGGATTTACTGCATTAAGCACGGCTACGCCAGCGGCAAGAATAAGAAGACCAAGACCAAGAACAACCGCTCCAGCACCTATGTTTGCTAAGAGAAGACTCTGTTCAGTAGTCATCACTGATGTTAAATAAGTAAGCGCCGTAGTTAATGTCGTAATGGTTCCTACAACATCAACAGCATTAATAACGGCTACACCGGCTGCAAGGATGAGAAGACCAGCGCCCATCACAAGAGAGCCAATGCCTACAGCAGTCATACCTATTCCAAGAGCTATGAAGTTTCCGCCGTCAACAGTACCTAATGTATTAACCATGGTACTGAGACCATTCATGATCGTCGGTATTGAATCAACATAGGTCGAAAGTAATGCTACGCCAGCACCAAGTGCCAATAAGCCTACTCCAAGTAATATCAAACCAACGGATACTCCAGCTAATGATAAGAATGATTCCCAGTTTAGTTGAGACAGCACCTTGAGTGAATCAACTACATTTTGCATCGCTTCCGGATTGACAGAATTAATAAGAGTCTGAATACCAAATGCTAATGCTGCAATTCCGATACCAGCGAGTGCGACACCTCCGCCGATAGCGAGGCACGCTGTTGATAACGCCGCTAATCCAGCTGCGACGCCCGGTATTATGCCAATTGCCGCACTTACGCCCACTAATGCAACACCAAGAATCGCCATAACACCAGCTAAGGCCATAACGCCCTGCAGAGCTTGATCTCCAGTCATCATAGTACCCATAGCATAAACCGCAGCCGAAAGAACCCCTACAGCAATAGTAATTGCTGCAATGGCAGGTATAGCCTTATTAATCTCAGGGCCAAGTTTTGAAAGCATAAACAGCGAAACAGATAACGCAAGTGCTGCGCTACCAACAACCCAAATACCTTGGCTCAGATCATCTATCGGGATTTTGGAAAACGCAAATATCAATAAACTCAAAGTCGCAATCGCTCCAACAAGAGTTAATAACGCAGGAACGGCCTTTGTAGCATTTGCTCCTGCTTTGCCCATAAGTGCCGTCATTCCAGTAATAGCAGCCATTAATATGCCAACAAATATCATTCCTTGCTTAAGACTTTCAATGTCCATGCTACTAAACACTTGAACTACTCTAGCAAGAATGGCAATGGACGCGGCTACCGCCAAAACATTCAACGCAGAACTTTTTGCGCCCTTTGACGTTTCATTAAGTATGGCCATCGTAACCGACATCATGATCATAAGATCGGCGACGGCTCGAACACCTTTAGCAACATCTTCCGGTTTAACGTCAATGAATTCCTTAACGGCTTCGGAAAGAATGTATATTCCAGCGGCAAAGGCTGTTAAGGTAAAGGCTATTTTAGTCATGCCGCTAAGATTTGCGCCACCCATGACTCTTGCCGCACCGGCCAATGCGAATATCAGAACACCGATAACGACACTGCCTTTAGCAAGTGTCGGCCAATCTATGCTAGCGAAAGTTGTTGCTGCTATTGCAACGAGAACGAGCCCAACAGCAAGAGACTTTAATCCTTCTCCAAGTTTCTTAAGGTTATCTCCCTTAGCAAACTTAGTCATAAGGGTTAATCCGAGTGCAAGAGCACCTAAAGCCAAACCACCTTGTTGCAATACACTAGGATTAACGGAACCAAGAAGAATAAGTGACCCAACGAGAATGGCAATAGAAGCCGCGATTTTAGTAAGATTATCAGCCTTAACTGACTCTTGCATTACTTTAAGTGTATTTGTAAACTCTTTAATAGGTCCACCAAGACCCAGAATGCCAAGAACGCCACCACTAGAAAGCTTTGTAAATGCGCCTATAATACCGCCGATTCCCTCAGTTATCTTGTTTACACTATTAAGAATTTGAACAACCTTAATAGCACCGATAACCGCAATGAAATCAAAGACAACGCCCTTAATGACGCCATAATCAATATCAAGTCGACTAGCAAAATTATCGAAAGCACCAATAATGGTATTTAAGCCGTCAGCAATTGTTCCACCAACGGTGCTTAAGAAATCACCTAACGGACCAAGAGAGTTCCTTGCTGTCTGAGTAACACTATCTCCACCAAGAGACTCAGAGACTTTATCGCTAAGATCAGTCGTTCCAAATATATTAGAAACAAGATCCGCCAATGCTTCGGGGAGATCTGTAAAGAATTCTTTAACCGGCTCAAAGAAATTCTTTATTTTATCAAGGAATGTATCTCCTTCGGGAAGTTCCATAGTTGAGAAGAAGTCAGTTACGCCCTTCCAACCATCTTTAAGCACATCCATGAAATTTTTAATTATGTCACTACCCTTGGCAGAATCAAACGCTTCACTAATTTTATCCATAAAGGGTGGCATTTTGATTCCAGAAATGAAGCTTAGTAACTTATCAAAACTTCCGGTAATAATTTCATAGATTGCCGCTATAGGATCTTCAGGAAGTTTAGCTGAATCTTTTATCTTGCCAATGAAACCATTAATTGAATCAACAATGGAATCAAGAACTGGTTTTAAAGTTGTTCCTATCTTCTGTAGGAACTTCATAACAGGTTCAAATCGCTTTTGAATATCCTGAGCAATCGAAGAGCCATTAGAAAGTTTAATTCCGTTAAAAAAGTTATATACAGATGCAGAAGCGTTATCAAGTGTATTCTTCAAAGAGCCTAGCGGATTCCCGCCAGGACGAAGCGCCATGAAAAAGTCAACAAGCGCATTCTTGGCGCCACCAAGGACATCGGTGAACGGTTTCATGATTCCAAGAACGCCATCCAACTTTTTACCAAAATTTTCAACCGATGGAATATGATTGTCTATTTCACCAAACCAAGCGCCCATAGTTCCCGTAATAGATAAAACAATTTCTGCAAGACCTCCGATTACGGGTATAACTACTTTCGAAACGACCTGTCCAACATATCCTAAAACCTTACGAACTATATCAGCCGCCGCAAAAAGACCGGTCATGGTATCTCTCAAATTAGCAAAGAATTTTTGAGAAGAACTCGCTGATTTTGCAGTGTTATCAAGATTATTGCTTTCATCCGTAAGATGTTCGGAAGCAGTTATCGTGTTTTGAGAAAGATCCTGCTGTATCTGACTTGTTTCTTCCAATCCGTTATTTACAGGACCGACTGTTCCGTTAACCGAATCAAGAGCTTGATTTAAAATATCAATATTGCTAGTAAGTCCAGGAAAATCTTTATAAAGTCGATCAACCTCGTCTTGAATCTGTCTAAAACTATCTCCAAGAGCGTTGACTCGGTCGGCTCCGTTACCGAAGTCTCCCATAATAGTCTGACGAACAAGATCTTTAAGATTCCCCGTAACGCCATTATATGCCTGATTGATCACATCTGCTTGCTTGGTTACTTCGGTAGCAGCAGAAGAAGTTGCTTCTGCGACAGCATCCGCAGCTTTGGGAATATCAATGCCGAACATCGATGCAAGTGTATCAGAAACACTATCAACCTTAGGAAGCTTATCAGTTAGATCTTTAATGGCTCCCGTTACTTTTTCAATAGTACCAAAGAGATCATTTCCAAATATCTTTTTCCAAGCGGAGTTGACTGAATCAGCCACGCCAACCACAAACTTGGTCACATTTTGAATTGCACCGTAAAGATTATTAAATGAGTTTTCAAGTTTAGGGACGAGTTTGGTTGTTTGTGCGGAACTTTTTATAAAATTTCCGTTTGCATCTTTTACTCGTCTTCCAGTATCATCTATTACATATCCGAACTCGTCAAGCTTTCTGCCGGCAGCATCGGTGCGTTCATACATGCTGGCAAACGCCTTTGAAACACCTTGTGATATCGTATGAAAGACACCGGTGAAACCTTGTAACGGTCCGTTAGTTGCTTCTATAGCAGTTTTAATGCCATTAATAAACATACGAATGTTATTAGCAACATTGATAAGATTATAAGATCCTGTTTCAAGAGACTTGTTGTAGTCATCAGTAGAAATCATAACAGAAGCAAAGTCAGCACCGATTTTCTTTAAGGCAGCGCGAATATTTGCTGTAGCACCGGAGAAAGTCTTGTTCGCGTCCTTAGCGTGTTCGCCGAAAGCATCATCCATTGCCTTGGCAAAGGTATTAAAGTCAATTTGCCCTTTTGACACCATCTCACGAATTTCAGACTCACTTTTTCCTAATTGCTGGCCCAATATTGCAGCAGCATTGATTCCTCTGGAAGAAAGCTGAAGCAACTGATCGCCCATAAGACGTCCATTACCAGCAACGGTGGTGAAAATATTCGCCATATCGCCATAACTAGCGCCCGTCATTGCTGCCACGCCCGAGATCGCTCGTAAGGAAGTCTTCATCTGATCTCCGGCTTGTACATTCGAAGCCGTAAATGACGCTGCAGCCGCGGCGGCTTCATCAAAGCCATATGCTGTGTCATTAACAGCATATGAAATATCATCTTTTAGATCAGTCCAAGCTTTCGAAATCTCTTCAGCGTCTTTGGTATTTGTAGCCGCAAAGCCTTCGATCATAAACTGAGCTTGTTCGATAGTACTTGCTCGGGCGAAGCCTCCTTCAAGAACCGTCTGAAGGCCACCTCCGGTAAGAGGCTTAACGACGTAATTGTTTATCGCCGATCCAAACTGTTTTAAGGGTGCAATTGCCTTGCTTAAAATAGCAGAGCCAAAACCCATGACAGAATCTGTAAGATTCTGAATGACTCGCCGGCCAATGACACCCAAGGGAGTAAATTGTTCGCCTATATATTTAACATCTTTGGCGATGTTTGTCAAGTTAGTTCCTTGGTCAAGAGAATCGACCGAAGTTTTAAGACTTTCGATTGACTTAAGTGTTTGTTTAACACCAGCTTCAAACTGAGCATTGTCAAATTTCATTTCGACAATACGATCATCAACTGAACTCATGAGTTCTGCACCTCCTTCCAAGCAGCATCGGCTATTTGGTCAAATATAGGCTGAATTGCAGGATTTATATAATCTCTACCGACAACATATCCACCAGTTCCGGTTCCATGACCATACTGAAGAATCACTGCAATGTTAACGCCTTCATTAATGTTTGAATTTTTCCAAGTAATTTTTGAAGATCCGGGTCCCTGCTCGGTTTCGTATGACCAAGAAGCAGCTGTTTGTCCCGTATCTTTAGGGGTAGCAGAGGCCAAAGCATCGACACCTATTTTTCCGTAGGATTCCAGCGCGTCAAGATACTTCCGTCTCTGCATAGCAGCTAGAAATTTTTCAATATTAGAAAAATCTCCTTTACTACTAAATGATATAACTTTGGACATGGGTGTCACCCCCTAGAATGATACTTAGCCCTTCGCGCGGCATTAATTTTTCTATTCTGGTTAAGAATAGCTTGATTGCTCATCTTTTTAGGCGGAGCATTCTTTACCGCGCAAACATTTATAAGTGTAAGAAGTCTATTCAGATGCCATTTTTGACAAATATCATACGGTATATTATACTCAGACATCCAGTAATAGATTAATTCGCTAGTAACTCTTCCATTTCTTATAGGGGAACTAGAATGCCCGGAATTACTGAATGTCGTAGCAGTCATAGTATCTGAAATATAATCTTGAATTTTTTGTAGTTCACTATCGGGAATTCTATGATAAATATCTGGATCAACGTTTTTATCCAGTGTCATGCACCGAATATAATCTATGGTCTGTTCGTAAGTTTTTTGTTGTTTAGATCGATCCAGATAAGGAATTTTCCATTTAGACTCCCATTTTGAAATAGAAAGAAGGGAATGCTCAAGATGTAAGGTACGCTCCGGATACGTAGTAAAGAGATTTGTCTCTTCATCGTATTCCTCAGATTCTGGTATTATTATCTCAAGCATTCCCTCCTCCTATCTTACTGTAACGAGCTCAAAGTACTCTGAGTTTGAGCCTTAAGCTTATCAGGACTCTGCTGCATGTCCTTAGGAACAATATTATTAAAGAACTCAGCCGCCTTATCAGCATCAGTACAAAGCTCAGTAAATAAAGCATCATAAGCAGCAGTCTGAGAGAACTCCTCAGAAAGCTCTTTAGACTTAACAAAGCGACGACCATCAGGAGACTTCTCACCATACGAACTGAGGATCAGTTCTTCAACGGTGTCAATAATCTCCTTGCCATTATTCGCCTCGATAATGGCGCGAGCATAATTCTCATAGCCACCATCTTTCGAATAATTCATGTTAACAAGTTCATGTTTGGAAAGATTGAAATAGAAAGTTTCAGTCTTCTCGTCGCCATTATAATCAGTGTACGTAATATTACGCTTATACATTAGCACTCTCCTTTACATTATATACTATAAACTAAGCGCCGGTGCCAGAGGTCTCAGTGTCCTTCGTACTCGAATCGGAAGGAGTACTCGTCTTTGCAAACATCTCAAGAACTTCCGCCGGAGACGGCAGCGTCGGCTCGCTAGCCGTAGTGCCCTCACCAGAACTATTAGTACCGTACAGAATGTCCTCAAACTTCTTAAGAGCCTCTGCATCAACACGAGTAGAATCGATGGTAAGAGAGGCGACCGGCTTATAGCCCGGAACGTCAATCTTGGTGCAGCTAAACTCCCAAGAGAAGCTGATAGCCTCAGGCGAATCGTTAACCGTCTGGTACTGCTTCTCAGAAGGAGACGCAGTGGCATTATACACCAGATGAATCTTATAACCATGATCATTATACTGCGTATCATTACCAAGAATGGTACGATAGCTCAGACCAAACGGACGACGACTTTGCTGACCGAGGACGATGCCCTCAACCGGCTCAGCAGAACCATCGCAAATACCCCACTCGTCAGGGTACATGAAAGCCTCGATCGTACCACCAAACTCCTCAGCGGAACGAAGAGTCAGATACTTAATGTTATCAGCATACTGATCGTTGGCCTCAGCACCCGAAGGAGACTCAGTAACCGAGGTCAGACCATTCCAAGCAACGCCGGACTCGTAACTACCGTCAAACTTCTGAACAAACAGAACGCCCCGGTCAGTACCAGTCTCATATAAGCGCTCGCTAGTCTTATCCCAAACAAGCTTCATAATAATCCTCCTAGATTATTACTTTTTAATAATACAAAGTAATTACATCATGATACAAATTATCATTTTTGAATTGTCGATTAAATGACGTATATTCAAAAGAGTCTAAAATATCATTGCAAATAGTAGAATCAGCATCCCTATGTATAATAGTTATAGAATACCGATTCATCGCCCTATAACGAGCATTATTTGCTCGATCGACATCTTCGCCTTCGAGATTGTATATGATGCACGGATAGGATATCTTTTGCCCATCAGGAGGATTATAATAGACCTTATTAGATCCTAATATAAGCTCAAGTTTGTCTTGTAGCATAAACCTACGATTCGGATCTATCGCCATTATAAACACCCCCTAACGTAAGAATGAGACGAGGGTACTGAATTTCAACATTGGTTACTTTCCAGCACGTCCCGCCCCATTCTGCAAACAAAACATTTCCTATATTTTCTCTAGCAAAGGAGTCTGAAAGAATGCTAATTTTATTGTTAACTAGAAGATCATCATTTGTCGAATCACTTCGCGTTTCGTAACGACGCATATTAGTTAGAACGTCACCTTTATAATTCTTTTCAGTAACAGCTTTATTCCAGACTCCATGTCCGTCATCAACATCAACCGCGAAGCCAATTTTTCCATAGAATCTGGTCATAAACTATTCTCCTTTGCTAAAAATATAAATTAGGCGCCGGTCTCAGGGGTAGACGCGGTACCCGTGGAAACGGTGATCAGATCGGTAAGGGAACCCTTGTCAATCGTCAGAGCCTTAGGAGCCGTGGTCTCGTTGAAGCGAATGACCTCAGCAGACCAAGGCTTAACCAGAGTACCAGACAGACGGGTCTCGATCAGCATCTTCTGCTGGTTATAATCGATATCGAAGTCCTGGAAGCTCGTGATCTCGCCACCCTTGTTGGTACCCATGTTGTAGTCCATCGGGTTGACCTTGATACCAAAGACCTCATAGGTAGAGTCGCCGTCGACAACCTTAAGACTATCCATGTCAAAGACATCGACAATCTTCTCAACGTTCAGCGCAGCGCAGAGCTCGGCATCAGTCTTGTAAATACGCTCACCGAGGGTATTCTTCACCCAAGACATGCGGACATGATTGGTCGGAGAGGTATACAGGGTCGGAACGCCAGAACCCTGGAAAACGCTATGCGCGTAAGCGATCTCCTCAATGATCTGAGCATAGTCGATCTTCTGAGAGAGGTTAACCTTGATCGCAAACAGGGAGTTGTCGGAAACGATCGGACGAATACGATCCTCACGAATCTTATCCGCGTTATCAGCGCTACGACCATCACCAATAAGAGCCGCACGAGCGATCTCCTCGGTAAGCTTGCCACGCATCTCGGTAGAGATGAACGTAAGAGCATCGAAGTCCGTAATGTCGAGAATATCATCACGGTCAATACGCTGCTTCTTGTAGACAGTCGTGGCATCAGTCTCACGCTTGGCAACCTGGAAGAACTCGTCAGTCTTCTTGGCGCCCTTCTTCATATAGCCCTTAGCACGAGCCTCATCGGCAGTAATATCCGCAATGGTGGTACGGATCTTCGCAAACGGAGTATGAGTCGTGCGGTTCATGAAGTCAGCGACCCACTGGTTCTGATTCTGCAGGAACTGCGGGGTCTGAGTAATGTTCTTGGCATCCGGGAAGAGAACCTCGATATTGCCAATGCCATAATCCTGCTCAGCATGAGACAGGAGCGAATCGTGAAGCTTGATGCCATGCTGCATATCATTCATGGCAGAAGCAAACAGATCATCCTTAATCTGCTCGACATCCGAGTGAGTAAGCGTAATGCCCTCATCGCCGGCGCCGTCAAACGCGTTGTGATACATATCAGAACCTCCATAATTCTCGTCAGACTGAGCAGCCTCGCCACTCTCGTCCTCGTCACCCGAAACCTGCTGAACAGCAGCGCCTACCAGATACTGCACGAACGTCTTGGCCTTATCGTCAAGACCCTCATACCACTTCTGAACATCTTCAAGGGTGTACTGATCATTACCATCAGTCTTCTCGTTAGCCATCTTATCCTCCTTATTGTCCTCATCAGTATGAGACGTTTTATCCTTATCATTCTTGGTCTCATTTTGATTTTTGGACGGTTTATCGTCACCGGCATCTTTTTCATCAGTGCCAGTATCCTTGTCGGTACTATTCGGTTTAGACTCGTCAGAATCCTCTTTGGAATCATCAGATTCGGATTTCTTCTTTTGGTCATCGGACATCTCTTCATCCTTCTTAGAATCCGATTTGTCCTTCATCTTGTCAGAAGAATCTTCCTCATCAGTAACGTCCTTCTTAGTGTCATCTGCATGTTCAAACTCAAGAGATTCACCATCAGACGGAACGTCAACAGGATACTGAGCTAGAATAATCGCCTCATCGCTAAGGGTTTCAACAGAACCATCGCTATGCTGAAACGCGACTTGCTCGATCGTTGCCCCCGGATTAGCACCGGCAAGTACCAAACTTACCTCACGAATCATACCGTGAAGGACATTACGATCCTTCTCAACCAAATGATTCGCATAAATCGAAAGCGACGCCACATCGTTATGACGAACGGCTTCCTTCGCAGCAATAGCTTTATTGGAATCGTTAAACGAGCAGTAAGCGTATACGCCATCTGGACGATTTTCAAGATCAGCATGACCGATCACATTCGTAGGATCATCATGAATATGATTCCAGACAAGAGGAACACGAGTTCCATCATTGTCCTTGAAAGCGTCACGACGAATAATGCGCTTATCACTGCAAACCAAGTCATTTCGAGTAGCGTATCCGCCAAAGTCATATGTTCCCATTCGGCTATTCCTCCTTACTTATGTTCTTCGATTTCCAATAGTATATAGGTTTATGTCTAACTGTCACAAGAAATATAAATGCTCATTCTGTTAATTATGCATGTAGTCACCTTGATCTTAATGCATACAATCCACAACGAGTATTTTTTGTATTCTTAGACAGTGGAACACCAGTTATGGTGTACTCTCATTTTGATTTTCTCCAGTGTGATTAAGGAGAATCTCAATTATGTCTTCATTGGGATAGGGATCTTCATCAATCTCTTCGGTACTATCTTGAGTTGATTCTTGCCCCGAAGATTCTAAAAGTTCATTTCCGCTAGCTGTCGGCAACGGATTTCCTTCTACGTCGACCGATTGAACTGCGGCATTAGACGGCTGATTAAGATTCGAATTACGAAGCTCATCAGCCTTAGGATCCTTAGAAGGCTTAAACCCAATGACGCCACGGATCTCGTTAGAGGTAGCAATCTCATTGCGAGTGAACTTGTCAGCAAGCTCCGCAAGTTCAGATGCAGGAATAAGACCGAAGACATCATTAAAGTACAGAATCGACTGGCCTTGAGAACGAGCGGTCTTCGTTAAGAACTTTCGCTTCATCTCATCAGCAATGGCTTCAATAATCGGATTAATAGTTCGTTTATAATAGTTTTTCATTACCGATTCTGGAGCAGTACCGTTCATGATTTCAGGAGTAATGCCAAGTTGACTATACAATTTATTAGTTAGATCGGCTATCTGGTCAAGCAGATTATTACTCACGGGACGATTTAACTGAGTTACATGTTCGCTGGCATCAATGTAAGCAATTCCATACTTAGAGTTCTGAAGTTGGTCTTCGATGTCTTTCTTTCGGTCCTGGGCTCGCTCTTTCTGAAGATCGGTCTTGATTTGAAAAGGAAGTTGAATCAGAAGATCCAATTTTCCAGAACTACTTTGATCATCGACATAATCCAAAAGATTAAGTTTATGAATCAATCGCTGAAGAGTTGAGTTGGGTTCATTCATGACGGTATAGAATGGATTCTGAATGATTGCAACGACAGACTTGGGAAGTAAAACAGGTTTCTTTTGACCGTCACGATCATCATAAAGCTCAACCAAAACATGACGAGGATACCAGTTAAGAATCCTACCAACCCTAAGAGTCCTAATATCATAGGAATTTAATCGCGGATCGCCCATAGTATCAATGGGAGCAATAGCGACAACACCCTCATCAAACATTGACATGACCGCATCTTGTATCAGATTTTTTCCAGTCTGGTCAATGTTAGCTTCTTGTGTGAGACAGTAGTTCAAACCAGAATCGATTTGCTCTTGATACCGTCCATTTTCGTCAACTCGAACATGTTCAATATCAATCTGAGAAACGTCTAACGCTATTCGATTATAAATAGCCGTAACGAATGACTTCTCATTAAAGCCTCTAAGCCTCGACCTGAAAGGAGGGTTGGCATAAGACATTCCGGAACCGATATTAGAATATCCATAATAACCAGAAGATTGTTGCTCTTCATCTCGATTCGTAAACGCATTCCAAGCTTTCTTAACACGTGTAGCTAAGCTCATGGCACCTCCTTTCATGATAAAATACTCTCATTTTGATTTTTTTATCTAAATAAATTTTCTATAGCTTTAATACCTTTATTAATAATTTTTCCAGCAGAATTCAATGCACTATGAGAACTAGATGACGCAGAATTAAATATGTTACTAATAAACCGTGCCGGAGCAGTAACCGCGCTTGTAATTCTTTCTCTACGTTCTCGTTCAGCTTTCAGCTTTGCATCGCGAGCATTTCTTTCCCGTAAATGCCGATTCGATCTATTAATATTATTTGCCAAATTATTAATAGATTCTGACTCTTGCTCTTCCCACCATTTATTTATTTCATCGCTATTATTATTGGCACTTTCAACATAATTATCGGCTTCTTCTTTATCAACTTTTTGGTTATCAATCCTATATGTTGCCATATAAGTAGCCCGCGAACCATAGTGAACAAACAAATCATTTGTTATATATCCAGTTTGACAGTCTATGTAATATACTTTTCCGTCGTGAACTTCATAATTAAACGCGTGACCCGAAGCTTTATCGTACCATGCAACCTCAATGATACCGTAAGCACCTTCACCTTGTTTGACAAGAGTATTTTGTACCTTATCACATTGTTTTGAAGAAAGGGTATATTCAAAACCTCCAATTTCAACTTGTCTAGTTGCATTAGGATATGATGCTATATTGCCTTTTCCTGTATAAGTATTTTGCAAAGTTCTTATTGGATGAGATATATCAAAGCCTAGGCTTGTCTGTACAGCATAACGATCATTATCAACTGACTGCGATTTAGCTTGAACGTCATAACCTTGACGTCTTAAGCAGTATGCCGTAGCACAATATGAACAATTCATATTTCTATCTCTGGCATATATTCTAGAGGCGTTTCCACCATCATTTACTTCGTAGCAATCAGCAAACATGCGCTGAACGACTTTGTCACTTGAAAAAGCTCTTTCTACATCAGCATCCCTAAATCTAACGGATCCGCCACGAACGTCGTGAAGATATCGTCCCAAATCAGTTAATGACCCGTCAGGATTCTGATAACGACGAACGCCCCAATGCATACCAAGAACGCCATAATGTTCAAGGTATTTAGAACCAGTGTCTACTGTTGTTAATATGTCATTCATAAAACGTCACTCCCTTGGCATTTTTGGAAGTGATTTAAATTCAATAAGCTTTGTATCAAAGAACTTAGAAGGAGGAGTAACAAAAGCTGGAGAAAAATATCCAACAACTCCTTTACGATCTACAGTATAGTAAGGGTCGTAATCAAACGAAGACCCTTTAGGTAATGCCATAAAGACATAACGATTGTTAAATCGTCGAACATTATATACTTCAAGATTAGGATGCTTTTTTAGCAAAATATCTTTTGCTTCATCTATCGTTAAAGCCATGATTACCCCCCCCCGTTTTTAAAAGAATATTTTCTTTAAAAATTTACTTCCAGCAGAAATTCGTCTACTAGAAACTGATTTGTTGCGACCTAGACCAGCTTCAGAATAGGCAATGGCAATTGCTTGCTTTTGAGGATACCCCTTATGTCGAAGCCGTCGGATATTATTTGAAATAGACTTTGAATCTGACGCTGTGTGCATAAAGGGAGTCCTTTCTTAATAATTATTATCTCGACTATTTTTGTAATTGTCGCGCTACTGCTTGCTCAAAAAGATCAGCACCATGCAGTTGTGCTAAATATGCTTCCGTATCAGTCGGTCGATGTCCTGTATTTTGTTCAACCATATCTTTCCAACGCTCAGTCTCTTTAACTTCATATGGTGAAGTTATTAATGTTCCAATAAGTTCTGTTCCGAGACCAAGCGCACTAGTACCACCTATGAGTTGATCATTATTTTTCATGGCCCAACCAATATCATATATTTTATCATTTGCATCTTCTTTAACATAGTCGACCAAGTCTGTATTGGCTTTTATAGTATCAATGGCATCTTGCCCAAGATCCTGATAAAATTGTTGTGAATATTCAAAATTGTCTTTAATACCCGATATAATCCGAGAACCTAAATCGCTATAAAAATGCGAATCGTAACTAAGGTTGTCTTTTACGATAGTTAATGGATTATTGTTAACTCCATCAGACCCATATCTTTTTTGACCTTCTGGTGTTAACGAGCCGTCTTTATTCTGGTAACGACGAACGCCCCATTTCATACCTAAAATACCGTGATGTTCGAGATAGTCTGGCGTTAGGTCTTTAGCACTAATAAATATAGTATCTTCCATTGTGTACCCCCCCCGTTATAAACGAGGATTGTAGACAATTAATCAAAAGTTTCACGTTGTCTCTTATATGCAACATAAGCATCCATAAGAGCAGACACGTTATCGATTTTACGGTCTCGACGTTCCTTAAGAAGCTTTCGGTTTCCATTTGTATCTTCAAGCGTTATACAATTACCCATAGTAAAGCTCATAAGCTCTTGATCAAATATAAGTTTACGTTGTTCCGCAAGTTTCTTAAGCTCTCCTAATGGAACAGATTCGGTCTTAGATCCCTGAATGACTTTCTCAATGCCAAAAGGGCCATTCTCAGAAGCATACCGCTCAACATACTCTTTAGCATTATATGGATCGTATCCAAAGCTTCTTATGTCGTACTGATTATCGTTTATGTACTGATCACAATCTTCATAAACTTGCATAATATCAAGAACCGTTCCATCAAATACAATAAGAGAACCTTCTTGTATAAATTCGTCATACTTCTGTCTCATAGCAAGCGGAAGTTGCATAAGAGTGAAGCTTGTAATGTAACTTCTTGTTTTTATGCCAAATTCTTCTCCGCCTAGGGGGAAGAGAAACGTAAAAGCACAGAAGTCGTCGCCTTGAGAAAGATCTGCTCCCATAGAGCAAGGCATTTGCCAATAACTACGCTTACGTCTAACAGGAAGTGTTTCCTCATAAGTAAAGAAGTAGGTATACCCTTCCATGGGAATACCAAACCTCTTTGCTAAAATATCATTTCTTGCAGCCGGAGCATTATTAGCACGTTCAACGTCTCGTTCATAAACTTCATATAGAACAGTAAGCCCCAGATTAGGATTAGCCTTAACCCACATGGACTCGTCATTGACTTCCTGAATATCATCAAGACGATAGTAGAAGATCGATACGTCATCGGCTTCATATTCGCCCTTTAAGATCTTCATAAGTTCCATTTTGATTGTATCGCCAACACCATTTCTGACGGTACCCTCGGAACTCATAGCAACAATAACGTAGTCATCAATCTTAGAAGCACCCTGTTCAATAGCACCAATTGGATCTTCACGAGTATCTCCAGAAAGCCACTCGTCCACGGTTGCAACTTTGCAACGAAGACCCTGAAGCTTAGAGATGGACATTGGTCTAATCTCAAGAAGGGATCCGGTTAAAAAGTTCTCAATTCCCTTTTTAGTAGAAGCGAGTTTTACTCTATTTGCTTTAGAACCAGTTGTGTTTTGGAGTGAACCTTCAGTTAAGAACTGAAAAAGAGGACCGCGAGCTCTTGTAATAGCAGTTCGTAAGGGAGAGAGAACCTCATCTGCTTGTTTCATAGTTGGAGCAGTTGTTATTTGATGCGTCGTTGAAACATCAACGTTTAAGAAATATCCTTGAATACAAGAACCGTACATAGATTTTGCAGCACCGCGAGAAACAATAAGAAACTGCTTATGCCGAAGACGTTTTTTAACCATCTTTGTTACATAATGACCTGTATGATTCTTACGATCTCGAACATAAGTTGATCGTTCTTCAAAGACATACCAACCAAATATCTCTTCTGACCATAGCTTAAATGAATCAAGAAGATGGAGATCCTCTCCGTCAGTCAAGGTAAGTTCAGATTCACAAAACTTAACAAACCCATCAATAGCCTTGTCATCATAATAATATCTAGGATCATCAATTAGGTGATCAATTCGGTTCATCTCCATTGCGATTTCATCACAAACCGGCATATCACCTCGAAGAACCGCATCTCTAAATTCTCCGTAATACTTCGGTACGGCAGTGTTTGATAGAGAAATTTTGATCACCTTCTTGACTAAATATTCATTAGTTTACTTTAACGTTTCGAACATATTCGATTTTTTCGTCACGAAGTTTCTTATCCTTGCGGTCAGCGCTCTTATTCTTAATAAAGGCTCCCGTACCAATAGCAGCCGAACCAGTTGTTCCGATTCTAAGCAGCACGGTGTTTATAGCTGCCGAGCCCAAAGTAACTAAAGTTTCGTCTCCAGATAGAATAGTTCCATAAGCAGCTACCCTAGGACCAAGAGCAGCAGCCGTCGCAGCCGTAACACCTGGTGCAGCCATAGCAGCAATACCAAGTCCGGCAAGAACAGCAACACCGACTCCGACAGCATGACGCCTAAGCGAACGATTAGAGGTTGTTCGTTTTAAGCTTTGAACGGCTTCCACTTTTCCGCCTGTTGCCTTGACTCTCTGACGAGCCTCGGCTTGCTTTTCTTTAGAACTCATATTACGGTTATACTCTCTACGAGCTTCCTTAGAAAACTCAGATCTAGTACCGTAATGTCTCATACCAGCAGCGGTCAGAGAACCATCTTTATTCTGATAGCGACGAACACCCCACTTCATGCCTAAAACACCGTGATGTTCGAGATAGTCTGGTGTTAGGTCTTTAGCACTAATAAATATAGTATCTTCCATTGTGTACCCCCCCCCGTTATAAACGAGGATTGTAGACAATTAATCATTGATTTAATATTTTTAATATTTGTTGATTTCCCTGCTCTATAGAATCCAAGCGAAGATTTTGATCACCGTTTAACAAAGATTCTATCTTGACCGATTTGCGATCAAGCTTAGCTGCTTTCTTTTCATATTTTAAAGCTTTAGTGCGGGCACGTCCTGCTTTGTTACGAAGGTGATCCGCTCGACCTATAGTAATATCCGTTTTTAATACTCTACCACGAAGACGATCTTCTTTTATTCCATACTTTTCGGCTTTATATCTTTTAGTTGCTGCTTTTGCTTTTAACTTAGCAGACTTATCCTTGTATTTATTTAATTTTCTAGAATATCTTTCTCTTCCTTCAGAAGTAAGTCTACCGTTTTCAGTTTGATAGCGACGAACGCCCCACTTCATACCTAAAATACCGTGATGTTCGAGATAATCCGGTGTTAGGTCTTTAGCACTAATAAATATGGTATCTTCCATATAAAATCATCTCAATTCTTAATCTCCGTTAAGTCGTCTATTATTCTTATTCAATAGGTCTTGTGTATAATCGTTTCCTATTGATTCGATGGACGAATCGTCAAATATACTATCAACAATCGAAGATCCTCTACTAACCGAAGAAGAATCACTACTAAAATGTTTAGGCTTACTAGCAGAAGATTCTCCAGCGGCCGGAAGCAGTCCTGCTATGGAGGAACTTCCAGTATTTGTACTACTTGACCAATTAGGAGGACTGTTTTTCGTCCTCATATGTTTAGGACCGGAATAGGGCTCGTAATCTGCGTCAATGTATGGATTAACATATGGAGACGTTTTATGATCTCCCTTAAGAGATTCAAGAATTGATGTATGCTGCTGCCCAGAACCATTTTGATTTGTTTTCCTATCAGACTTTGTTTTGTTACTTTTTTGATTAGAACTATTAGATTCTGGGCCATTAACTTTTTTTGATTGACTCGATTCACTAGAAAAACTGTTCAACACGCCATTAATCGCTCTAGTACCAATAGCAGTGAATGCACCTGTAAGCACCCGAGATGCCGCGACTGTAGCCGATTCTTTAAGAATTGCCTGAATGGGATGATTTCCTTTTTCTGCATTAGCAGTTAGGGCTCTATACTCCAGTACTGCTTTCATACGATCATTAGCTGCTTTGATTTCTTCGGTTGACATCGTATCAATATTCATCTTTTTGGAAGACTTATCCGATGCTTTTGATCCGTCAGCGTTTTTATTCGGCTTCTGGTATTTAGGATCGTACTTTCGTTTAGAAGCTTCACGTAATTCTTGAATTTGACGTCGCTGCTGAGCGCGCTTATATTGCTGCTCTGCTCGCTTTTGCTTAAGAGCCGTCTTAGATTTACCCCTATTGACACCAGTTAACTTTGTGTCTGTAAGAGCAATGGCAAGACCTTCAGACTTAATACGACGTTTCAAGATATTACCAACCCTCGTAGATCTTTGACCAGTTCCGCGTGAGGGCTGACGTTTACGAACACCCCATTTCATACCTAAAACACCGTGATGTTCAAGATAGTGCTCTTCATCCATGGTATAACCTCCCCTCAAAAATATCACTGAGTTTTATATAGCTCAAGTAATGTTTTTATTCCTGCAACCCGGTTTATTTATTCTTTATAGCATACCGGGCGTATCGATCAGCTAGGTCGAGGATGCCCTCTTCTTTGTTTTTCGTCATGTTAACTTCTAATTGATCGATACGCCTATTTCATTTTGATTTACTTCCAAATGGACGGATTCTTAACAAGGGACATATACAGAGCCTTAACAGAATCACTACCAAAGTAATGATCTACTCCAGCGGAACCGCAAGAGAATCCATTACGAATCAAGAACTGCTGAATCTTGCCACTGGTCTCCGAACCCCAATAACCATCGACACTAGCGCCGACCCTCGCCTGAACATGCCTGATTAGTTGAGAACCATTACCCTTGTATTGGCACGATGTAACATTAGAACGATACTTATCGCCAGAATGGCTCTGACCACTAATTACACCATCGGCGTAGGTTCCGCAGGCTTTCTGCCAAAGAAGCGTAACGTTGGGACCGCACCACCAAGTTTCTTTCTTGGATGCAGATGAACTAGAAGGCTTAGCGGCAGGGGTTCCCGATCCTGAAACTTTTCCACCCGTAATACGGGCACGTAAAGCCGTCCACTTAGCACCAGAAGGGTCCTTGCCGTTTGGAGCATAGGGTGCCGGGCAACATTTATGAGAAGCATCGTAATGACGCACAACATGATTCGCATCGATACCGAATTTCCTCATAAGGGTCTGAACAAGCCAGGCTAGGCGATCGATTTCTGCCTCGGTAAAGTCTGCGCCGCTGGATCCGACCTCGATACCGATAGAATTCTGATTAGTGATTCCATATCTACCGTGGCCATCGCCAACATGCCAGCAAGCATATACACTCGGATCGGCATACTCGTAGATACTTGCATCATCGATGAAATAATGCGCTGAAGCATTTCGATTACCGCCAGAAAAATAAATACAATTAGCTCGGGCCACTCCGGGCTTAGAACTGGCAGCACCAGTATAGTGAACTACAATATATTTGACAGCAGTAACTCGCCTTACCCTATTATACTCGCCATGGTACTGAGTAATAGAATATCCCATAGTAGTTACGCCTCCTCAGAATCGTGAAGCTCACTATCACTTTCATCATCTGTATCTGACCGATTTGACACCTCGGTCAGAAGTTCATCATCAATGTTAGTATCATCACTCATTTTGATTCTCCTCAATCACGCGCTTATTTGCAGCATCATTAAGAACATTTACTACATCTGAGTATCCGAGTTAGATGATGTAGTGTCTTTTTTATCTCTAATCTCGGCTGAATCAGTAACATCGATCGATAATTTTGCAGACGCTGAACTAATGCCAATCAATGTACCAATAAGAACCCCAGCAGCATTAATGGTTGTCACCCAAGAATCGACGTTAGGCCACCCCCACGTCTTACCAACCACAGAAATAAATACTGCGATGGCCGGAAGAGCAACGAGGCCCGACCACTTCAAATAGGTGTATACTTTTTTTGAAAGTAAGTAATTCATTTCATTCCTCCCATACGATCGATGACCTTATCTAAATCCTTAAGCGGGGTTTCATTAACTTTATTAACATAAGCATCTATATATCCGTCTATACCTAATGATTCATAAGTTGAGTATAGATCAAAGAATGCTTTACGCTCTTCAGATGTTGTCCACCCTCGTTCAATAATTCGTTCAGCCATATCAATGACATCTTTTCTGGCCATGGCTTGCATTACTTTACCAAACAATGTAAGTTTCTTATCTTGTTCATCTAGTCTTTGCGAAATTTCCTGTTGCTCGTTTTCGCGCTGCTTTTTTATTTCTTCTTGACGCTTACTTGACTCAGCGGTAGCTTCGAGTCTTCGCCGACGAGCTCCGATAGACCATAGTAAAAAACCACATATTACAAACAGGACTAGCCATATTACTATATGTGTATCTTTCCACGGATTAGTATCTTGTGTTGTTGTAATCCAACCGATAAAGCCAGTCGCAAGGACTATTATAACTTTAAGAACTGAATCTCTATATGCTTCGGAATCATTCAATGTTACTCCATTCTTCTTTTTATGTAGCATCTTCTGTATCATTAGAACGATTCGTTGCCACATATAGCCTCCATTCATACTCTTGTAAAACAGCATCAAATGCTTGCTGTGTAGAAGAGCTTGCTGGGGGATCAAATACTTTCTTAACTCTTAAATATACTACTGTCTTAACAGATTCCAGAGCTGTTGTTTCTGAACCTAAAAATTCGCTCCAAGAAGAGGAAGAATCATCGACAATATATCCTTCAACACCAACGCCCAATTGGTTAAGTGTCATAAGGGCTCCATTAATATACATAATGAGCTCATCATCAAACGCTGTGAAATCGTTTTCTATTCCAAGCATCTTTTTAACCGAACTAAGGATACTATCATCCATATAAAAACCTCCTTTCCTATTGAAGCCATGGACTCTGATCATTTGGTCTTCTAGTGACCGGAGCAGAAGGAACCAACAAGGTTTCATCGCCATAATGAATTGCTTGATGAGTATTAAACGAAACTGAGATGAGATTATTTGGATCTACGACTTTCGGGTTATACTCTAAAATATCCTGCTCAGTAATTGGTTCTATATGATGAATCAGAATATTTCCGCCGATTACACGATCCGGAATAGCTAAGTCACATCCCTGGTCACGCATGATTATATAATTACGGAGTCTTTTCCATGCATAAGATCTATAAAACTGTTGATTAGAATATCGAGCAGATCCAAAGGTTGGTGCCCCAACTCGCGCTTTAATCTTAAGATACTTGTAACGCTCTTCAAAGGTTGGGAGAGTTATGAGTTCCTCATACGTTCTCATGAAAATATAACTTTCTAATAGTCGTAGTTATAATCGTCTTTATCTTCGTAATGATCGCCGTCATCAGCACCCTGATACTCACGCATAGCCTTAAGAGCATTGGCATAAAGTTCTTCCGTGTGTTTAGCACTTTGAATCATTTCAGCCTTAGCTTGCTCAAGTTCTATCTTGCGAGCCATCTCTTCTTGCTCAAGACGTTCTCGCGTCGACCCTAATTTTAGAAAATGAGTAATGACTTGCGCAGAGGCGGTCCCCTCTCGAAGCTGTCGTTCTGCAACATCCATTGCAAGTGCAATCATTTCATCTTCTTGTTCTTTAGGAGACCTCGCAGGTGGCCTATTGACCGAATTGTATTCCTGCTTCTTACGTCTAGCCATTACTTCTCACCTACTTTCATGAGAATATAGAATCGTTTACATAACATTGACTATCCTTTCAGTGCTCTTTTCGAGAGATTCCAGGTACTTTTATCATAGTATTTACCCCTGAAAGGAGAGCCGAAAGAAGGTAAATGCATGACAACAGGATATAAGTGCCCAGAATCCCTAGAAAAAAGTACTGCTTATTTATTTTACCAGAAACAAACGTCTCAAATATCCATCCCCCGGGGAAAATATAAAGAGGCCGGCGATGCAGTAGGGGGTGCCTTCACGGATTACCCCCCCCCTATGGGGTGTAGGTCTCCTATTTTTATATTATTTTTCTTATCTTTAGCAATAAAATTAGCAAAAAGAGTGGTGAAATGTTACATTTTCGATTTGTTTAACTAAATTAGAACCACAACTAATATTCTTTTACAACTTTTTTGTACATACCATTAATGTTAAGTCGAACAATGTCATCAACTGCTTGATTGACTAACCTTTGATTCTCTTCATCGCTAAGACTCGAAGAAGTTTTGGCAATTCTTGCTAAGTAACTACACGAATGATAGCCTTTCGATTCATCGAAAGCATACCAATCATCAAACTCATCAAAGGGATCAAAAGGATTGTCAATAGTTGTAATCGCTTTGGCAATCACAATAGTACCAACCTTTCTCGATTAGAACTCAGTTTTAATCATACACAATGAACGCCCTAGAAGACACCACAACTTTGTGTTCTTAAGCCAGAAGAATCCAGTGGGGGGGTCTAAATTGCAAAGATGCCACTCCACTTGGACTGTACTTGTTCGTCCAAGTCTGTTAACACTATGGCTGGGACAGAGTATGTTTAGTAAGACATTAGGGTGTAGTACAGTATCTAATAGAATTAGGGGGCTGCTCATTAATCACCATAATGGCTCTAATTATTAGACGACAGTAGATCTAATGATAGTATGACCGGGGTATACATGGCCCAGGAGAGCAGTATACCCTATGATACCCTAGGAAGAGGATAGTATGGGGCATGGTATACTATTATATGCATATGCCCCCTTTAAGATCCCCTCTATGGGTATAATGCATAATCTATTGACACCATATGGTTATAGATAACACGTGTCATATACTATCCACATGTCACGTGTTACTTTTGATGTATAAGACCATCTAATATTTGAATGTTTGTATCTAAATTCAAGGGGGGGGGGATAACAAGTCTCTATAGACCCAGTGCCTAATTATTAATTATACACACCTATATGTAAAGTTTTATCATATACGGGATAGTGTATTTGTGTACGCAGCAATCTATGCATAATATGATTCATGATAGGTTAGGGGGTAAGACATGGTCGAGTATACTAGAAAATAAGGAATTAAGACCCTCCTATGGATCTAAACAATCCCCATGACATATTAAAGTGGTAATACACAAAGATGGGGGGGGGTCATTTTATGATCCATAGGAGGGGTCTAATATGAAAATGATTAAACAATCTCATTAATTGTACTAGTAGAAACACCAAGCATTTCAGCAATCTCAGCCTGCGAATAACCCCGAGTATACATGCTCTTGATTTGGGCTTTCTTAGCAGCCGTTATCTCGTTCTTATTGCGAGGAGTAGCATATGATTTAACCTGGTCAAGATCAGATTCATTAAGTATCTGTTCCAGTTTACTCTCGCTGATAGCCCCAGACTGAATGGCCTCCCATTGCCTAGGAGTTATGTTAATATTCGCACGTTTAAGTCCCATACTAGCACGAGCAGCAGCCAAGGCTTGCTGGCCTATCTTCTTGGACTCTTCCTTAGTCATCTCAGGATTAGACTCACGAGCTGCATTCACTGCTGAATTGGCTAATATTTGAGCCCTACGTTCGTAAGGCTTCTTGCGTTTGGCTTCATCAAGTTGAGCATTAAGATCAGCCACTTCTTTAGAATATGTCTTAGCAGCGGTCGAGGATCGTACAATATTAGGAGTCCTGGTGTATTCGAGTCTAGCTTCATTAGCCATAGCTTTAAGCTTATTAGCATGTTCTGCATACAAGATCTCTTGCGGATTTGGATGCGGAGATAGAAGCTCACGGGCGTCTCTAACCTCGGCCATCTGAGTAGATTTGGTAGTCTTTTGAACAATAACTGGTTCACGTTCTCCAGTTTTACGATTTAATTTAGTTACTACTCTTCTTTCGCCAGTGATAGGATCTTTCTCAGTTTTTACATAGGTAGCACCAGTATATATGTACTCTTTTTCACCAGTTTTTGGATTAATTTTATAGTTCATCTTACGCTGAGGAACAGCTTGCTCAGATTTCGCTCTAGATATGACAGTAGATGCACCAGTATTTATCTTTCCATTCTCACCAGGATGCCCTTGATACTTAAGCTTAAGTTCGGCAATACCATTATCGATTTCCGATTGCTTCCAATTATACTTATGCTTGACAGCATCAATTACAACCATTGAATGCCGGACAGCACGAGCAAGCTCATCGGGTTCTGCGCCTTTAAGAGTCATATCTGTAATCAGATTAGTTACTCGGCCCATCTGATTCTGTTTTTCTTGATCAGTCATCACCCTCATACCCTCGTAACCAGAATATAGATCTCCAGGGTTAAACCCTTCAAGTCCCTTAAGCGGCGCTTGAGTCTTGATCTCATTACGATTATTGGGAATAACTAACGCAGTATCGCCATCAAAGTCGGCACCCGACAGCCTGGCTGCTACATTACTATTAATACATATAGCATCCCTAGCAGCTCCGCCCTGCATAATATTCTTAGCTTGCTTTGACGAATGATTGTTAACTATAAGTTCTGGTATCTCGAACTTTCCGCCATGAGGATATCGAATAAGAACAACCTTCTCGCCATCATGATATGACGGAGCATATATCTCGTTATCTTTAAGGTCGGTAACCGGAAGAAGGACACGGGTATTCTGTCTCGGCATAGCTGCTGCTGCAAGATGTACTGCATCGGAATCACATCCATCAGCAAAGCTGATAAGAAGCTTTTTCTTTACAGCAGGATTTGTAAGTGCTAGAATTTCGTCAAGCTCGGCTCGCTTTTGATCAGCTGTAAGCTTTAACTGTTTCTGAATAAGCTCTTTAGGCTGCTTGGAAAGCATCTGAGATGCTAAGGTCTTAGACCAGACGCCCCAGTCCCCCTCTTCTCTGCAGACATTGACGTAGCCTCGTTGGATTGGATGGAGGTTTTCGTCCAGTTTAAGAGAAGATCCAAACGGATTATCGGGATCGCTTTTAAGTGGCTTCAAGACACCGTTGTCACTCGGCTTTCCATCTTTATCAAAGCCAAGCATGGGCTTACCCTTAGCTTTGTTAGTGTTGAATCGGATGTCAATACCATCTGGAAGGTCATCAGAATATATTGCCATGCCCTTAAGATAATGCGTTCCGTCAACACCGATACGAACCTGAGCATATCGAGCATTACCAAGATCCAAACCTTTAGCACCTCGACGAAGCTCAATAACGCCATCTCTTTGAGCTCCACCATCTTCTGCATAAACGATCTGCACTTTCTTAGAAGATATGGATTCTATAGGTTTAAGGCCGCGAGCAGAATATGTTTCGGTATCATCGCTCCAACGTTCATTAATAAGAGGAACCGAGTTTTTCTTTACATAATCACGGAGTTCCTTGTACGTGGTTCCGGGTTGACATAAAACCTTAATATTAGTCTTAAGACCCGTGCCACGCTGAGTCATTGGAATATTAATAACTTCATAGCCTTCGTTCTTTAAAGTACTTACAGCGTTATTCAACATCTGTTCGCTAATACCAAGGTCAAGATTAACACCCTTGCCAACGTCAAGGTATTTCTTTTCTGCGATTTGATCCTTTAACATATTACGAGTATCAATAAGTCTATCATTCCTACGTTTCTTAGCCGGATCAGTGAGCGATCTTACTGTAGACTCATTAAGACCCATCTGTCTACCAATAGCCGTATAGCTCATGCCACTGTCTTTAAGCCTGATTGCTTCAGATTGCCTAGCGGCACGCTGTTCAGTACTAGCTAATTGTCGTTGAGCTCTCAAATCGGTAGTGGTCATACCCATAGCTTTAGCGATATCCGGATCACTAAATCCTTTAGCATGAAGCTCGGTGTACCGACTCAGGAAATTTCCATTTCGTTGATATGGATTTTCTCCTGACCCCCAAGGATATCGTCCCGAATGCCTCGGTGTGCCATAATGCACAAGAAAATCGTCGCTCATATCACACCTCAGCTTTCTTCAGCTCTCAATTCGTTAATAATTTTATCAAACGAAATTATTCTGTCAATAATATGACTGATTTCATCTAATTCCGGTTCATAAATATGAACCTCATTGTTTTGATAAATACGAAGCTCTATGTCAATATCTGCAGGATCATGATCATACTCAAGACAAAATAAGGAAGCATAGATCATCAGCTGATCCATCGAAGCCGGAGTCGATCCGGTTTTTAGATCGTGGATTCGAAGTTTCTTTCGTCTTTCAGAATATGCAATAGTATCTGCAGTACCAAAGAAATTTGGATACAAATGCGGATTCGGTTGATAAACCAATGTTCGTTCTGTTGCCATCTTATAACCGATGCCATCATTTACATAAAGGCTTAAGGTTTTCCCATTCTGTGGAAGTCGAATCCCATTGTCTATGAGCTTGGCAGCGATTTCATGAAGCTCAGTTCCCTTTTGCTTAGCCATCATACTAGAATATACCAAAACGAGCTTGTCCTCAGAATAATTAAGCCATGAGTTTTTACTGGCGCTAAACATAGCGTGTTTTCCAGTAAGCTCATAATGCTTGTTGAAGTTCATCTAAAATCTCCTCCTTATTCTCTGGATATATGAAGCTCGCATATGACATTTGATTCATAAGATCAATATAATAATCTTGATTCGGTTGATGATGTTCGCGTCGAGAACGTTTACATTCGAGAGCAGCCCAATGATTATTGTACAAAACCAGAAGATCCGGAATTCCTTGAATGTAATCTGGATCATTCTTAAGTACAATACATCCTGGAAATATGTCATGCAAATCTTTTATGAGATCATGCTGAAATTTACTCTCTCGTTGCATTCATCAACCTCCAAGAAGTGTTTTAACTAAGGCAAAAATAAGAAGAAATGGTGTTAAATAAAGCATATTCTATCCCTTTCTTCTATTAGAATGAATGTTTTTATCGCGAGCAAAAAAATATGGGGTTTTACCTGCGGTTTTGTTGTGACTTTTCTTCAAATAATTTTCCGGCAAAAGTCTGTTCGTTAAAATTCTGCTTTTTCTTAAGTGCAGAGCTTATTCCACGGTCAATACTTGATCTAGAGACAAGATGATAATAGTATAAATCGTTAAACGGAGTGTTTAAACGATCTATTCTTCCAGCCGATTGTTTCATGACTTTGTATGAATAATTTTGAGAATAGAATATGATTATGTTCGTCTCGATACAATTCCATCCTTCAGCACCGGCTGTGTACTGAACCAAATATACCCATTTGTCAGTTTGTGGAATCATGTCATGATTATGTCCGTTCCACTCACCATACGGCAGTTCAAGTGTATCACATACTTGTCGCAAAAGTTCAAGCTCATAATCAAAATTGTAAAATATGATTATTTTATCATACTTGTGTATGAGATCTATCGTTTTCTGGATTCGATCGGGACTTTCATTAACTACACGTCTTTGTACATAACATAACTCCCCAGCATTTCTGCAAGGTTGATCCTTATATATATTCCAACGTTCTTTGCTAACATTAAAATATGCTATCTTATCATAATCGACTAAGATCTGTTCGGAATGAGTATTTATTTCATGTTTGTATTTCATGGAAACAAGAATTTCATTACGTTCTCTATTTAATTTTCCTGTCCCTATGTATCTTTCAATTTTTCGATACGGAGTATAGGGATTAAATATACAATGTTGTCTATTAAAATCTGTTCTGTTACGATAGTATCCGTTTGCTATGAAAACAGGAACATAATCGGTCCATTTATCACCAGGTGTTGCACTCAACAAAATCCATTGATTATTCTTTACAATCTTTAAAAATGATTTTACCCAAACTCCATCGCCTACAACTCGTTGTTCATCAAATATGAAGAACGAGTTTTCGACTTTAATGTAGTCTTTTATTTTGTTCCAACTATCGATAACAACTTTTGTTTGCTTATAACTTTTTGTAACATCCGTTGATAATCCAAAATTACAGCATTCTTTTTCCCAGCTAAGATCTTCTCTTTTTCGAGCAGTTGTAATAATATACAACGGAATTAGTTTTGTTGCTGGAGTGAACTCTGTTTTTCCTGGAACTTCAAGAACGCCATTACATACCTTTGTATAATAATATGCAAGAGATGTGATTGATTTTCCAGATCCTACTCCGCCATATAGAATAGACCCGTTTTTGAGTCGATCTATAGCATCTTTCTGATAAGAATATAAGGTAACTGACAAAATTCACCTCCTTGTTAATTGAAGAAGGGCCTCAAAGCTCAAATAAGAACTCAGAGGCCCTTCAAGACTACTAATTCATCATTGCAATAACATTATTTAAAACGGAACATCCTCATCGTTCTGTGAAACATCACGATACTTGCGAGAGAACTTACTCTCGTACAGAGTGACGTACATCTCATTAAGATAACCGCTCGTGCCCTCTTTATCATTAACCTTATAGTGATACGGAGAGATGCTTAGATCAACAGTCTTGATATCAGCATTATCAAGAATCTTAACACTGTCCTCGTTGAGCAACGTCTCTTTAGTCCCACCATCAGTAATCAAATATACACGAGGCGGACGACGAGAACGATAGTTAAGACGAACACGAATATAATAGCGATCAGGATCGCCCTCATTCCTACCAGGAAGAGATCGAACATTCCAAAGATCGTTTTTAAGTGCATCAACCGTTGCGGGATCGTCAATAAACACGCAGAAATTTCGGTTTCCCTCAGTATTAAACTTATCACCACGTCCCTCAAAATTAGTAAACACCAACTCGGCATTCTCAATCTCAAGAATACGTGAAATATTATTGGTTGCCATTATAACTTTCCTTTCTAATCAGAAACAAACCATTCGAAATCGCCGTACTGTGAAATATTAGCAACTGCATCATCAACAAGTGATGTAAAATATGACTTGTCAATGAACTGAGTCTTGTCTTGTATCTTAGCAACTTCTGTTTCAAGCCATCGATAACCCTTGCTACCAGATATAGCATAGTATTTTGTCTCGCCAGTATTAGGATCGTACTTATCGCGGTATAAAATACCGCCGCCATGACCTGATTGGATTGGAACAAAAGATCCTACTTTTCCAATAAACACATAATTATGTCCTTTAGCAATTTCTTCTCTCAACTTATCATCAGAATATGCACTAAAATCTGGATTAAGTCGCTTAAGGTGTCTTCTACGTTTGTCTAATTCGGTCTCTAATGCTGTAACATCAGGAAGATCTTCATTCATATCCAAATATATACTAGCATCGCCAGTAACTGACTTTGTTTCGGTCATATCACTGAGTTCAATGGGTTCATGACTGAATAGCGTCTTAAACACATATGGTACTGCAAACTGGGCGCCAGTTGCCGTCCACCTTCCAGCATCCTCAGGTGAATCATCCCGTCCTTTAGCAATATACACAGCATCATTAACCAAGCATAGTTTAGAATATGTAGCTTCATGCTCAAACTGATACCCATACTGTTTACCATAATCCATGATAAATTCGATAATATCATCATCAGCTTCAGGAATCTTAACAGAGTCAGTCTTAATATGCGCTACCGTATAGCCACGAGCTTCAATCTCTTCACGAAGATCAAGCATAAAAAGCGCTCCGCGTTTAGCAACTGTGTTATCAATATTTCGTTTGTCATGAAATTTATTGTCAAACTTTGCAGCAGTTAAACCATATACACTATTAATAGGAATCTTTAGTGCTTTCGACAATGCTTTAGCCTGAGCTGGATCTGTTAAATATGGGGCTAATTTTCCGCCCAGCATCATACGAGCGGATTCGAAGTCTTGATGTTTAATATATATACGAGCATCAAGAATATCCTCAAATCGTCTTGTATACTCAGTACCAAACATGTTCATAGCAGTTATGCTGTGTGGATGCATTGACGCAATATCAAGGAGTGCTACATTGGTATACATGCCCGGAACCGAACGAACACATCCGCCCTCACCAGGATCTTCACCTTTATAACTACTTTTTCCATGATCATAAGTATACCCGGGAAAGCATACCTTTCCATCAATTATCATGCATACTGCTCCTTTCATTTGTAAATATTATACCAAAAATCATCTCTTTATCTGATTTCGTACCCAATTCGGCATGTCCGGGTACGGGTATTGATCTCCTGTGGCCAAATCCGTATATATGAACTGTGTTTGTGGATGCTTGTCTTTTCCAAATATGATTCTAGCAGTATGCTGATTGTTAGTGTCATTAACGGTGAGTCCGCTTAACGCTGCCAAGATTTCTCTAGCCACGAAATCTTCATGACGAGCTTTGAAGGTAGCTTCAGTTGCCACAACGTCATTAACGCAATACTCAGCGACTGTTTCCCACATATTTTCAGGAACAGATTCATCCCATCTAAGGCCGAGTTCTTGGTGATGAATCCCGAGTTCGATTTCAAACTTCTTCAAACTCTGTTTCTTAGACGAAAAATCAAAAACGTCAGTATATGAAAGGTTATATGCCTCTATAAAGCCGGCATCACGAACATTCTTGACAATCTTCGTAGAGAGATGATAAAGTTCTTCGTTACTGTATCCCAAGATTCTTGCGTATAGAATATGATTATCGTACTTTCGATTGTTAAAGCCAACCAAATTATACTTTCGTAATTCATCGACTTCTGCGGGTGTCGGATTTATCATCTTAACCGGCTGACAGCCTTCGGTTTTCCATACAATGACAAATAGGTTAGGAAATACCTCAACGTCAAAAAATACCAATTCTTTATTCTCAGATTCAACCGGCGCACTTGGTTCTTCAGAATAAAACTTCATATCCGCAACGAGACCGACACAATATGCTGAATGATGAGTACTACCCGCCGCAAACTGAAGAATATCATTACGCATGTCACTGATGTCGTAATGAAGATTTGGATTTTCATAGCTTTCATCCAGTATCTTCTTAATGAATTCGACGTTAGGTTTTGTTCCACCGCCACTAAACTCTTTTTGCATACATCGTTCTATAAGACTTCGTAAACCTTTTTCGCTTCGAATTTGTGCATCAGAAACCAATTTCCCCTTCCTTTCAACTTTTGGAAGACCCGATGAAATATGAGCGATCGGCCGATCGTTACAATAGGTAAGTTTTCTCCTGAGTGAACTTTTACCGCTAAACACCTTAATTTCAATATTATCATCGTATACCCGGCTCAGAAGTTCTGGATCGCCATCATAAATATAATGAAGATGGACTCCTCGACCACTCTTACTCAGTTCGGCATATGTAGGAGGAAATTTAGATGCCGCTTCTAGATTCTTTTCAAGATTCTTTGTACCGTCAGCATTCTGGATATCAAAGTCTATAACAATATGATCTATTGGAACCCGAACAAAATGTATCTTCTTTGTGTCCAAATCAGCAAGTACTGTTTTTACATCATCCCAAGCCGTCAAAGGCTTACCATTCTTGCTCGCATACTGAGCTGATGATGCGGCATACATGTCATCAAATATAGATTCAGTTTTGTCAAGATCAGTAAGCCATGACAATGATTTTGGTACAGGATTGTTTGTATCATTAGACACGTCCGAACTAGAAATATCAAGGAAATCTGTTCTTTGACGCTCTCGCATGTAATTGTTGAACTGAGCGGTTGTCTTATAGCCGATAAAAACATTGCGCTTTCGTTCATCATTAATAATATAACGTTCATAGTACTCATTAAAATATTCAGAAAGCTCATTTTTGAATGCTTGCCGACTCAAACGTTCATAGTCTTTAATTTGAGCGAAATCACAATACTCTTTATATCTTTGAAACGCTGACTGCAGAGTTGTATACTCTTCTTTAGCAAAGGTTTCGCCGTACATATCCATAAAGTCGTAGAAACGATATGTTTCGTGAATCATCTTTGACGGTCGATATTCATCATAGGCATATTTTCCGCCAAGATCACTATAGACCTCCAAACAATGTTTTGCAATGGCTCCGTACTCAAACTTCATTTTCTCGATTAACTCAAGATATTCTTTATGAGGAACTGTTTTTCCGCTTGGGTATACGTCAATGATTCTTCGCACTAATCCAGATTTAGCATCCGTGATTCGAACTGGAGTATTGGTCGCCATGAAAAGGAAACTATTTGGTTTGAATGGATAGGGCCTTTGAAATTTTTCGTTAACCAATATAACATCATGAGAGATGATACTGTTCAGCTTTGTGTTATCGACGAGATTTGACAAGTCGCCATCCTGTTGAATAGCAATAAGCGGATTCTTACTAAATATACTTGTTGCGAATTGATCTTTACCCGAACCCAAACTCTTAGCGTCAAACGGTTGGCAATACCCCGTGAACAATTCATTAATTAAATTTAAATATGTCGACTTACCTGTTCCTCCAGCGCCATAAATAACAATAAATTTTTGCATCTCTTTGGAATCGCCAGAAACTATAGCTCCGATTGACCATTCAAGTTTTCGTAACTCATCAGGTGCATAAATTGTTCCCATCAATTTTTGATACGCAGAAATCTCGCCATCGGTCAAGTCATAGTTAAGCCTATGCGTAGAATATAATTTACGGTCATAGGGGTCACTTGCAAATACAATACTGTTGTCGAGTTGCACGTAGTTGTTAACACTCTTCTTAATGTAATTTTTCCAAATGTTCCATTGATTCGAAGAGAAGTCTGCCAAATATGAAACATGAATAGACGAACGAAAATCTTCTGGATACTCGTTAACCTTTGCGCGAATCATGTTATCACATAATCTCTGCACGTCCATTTCATTGGTAGACCAGTATCCTTTTTCCTCGTCCCATATAGCATAAAACTCTCCGCCACGAATCATTAAGTCTTTACTCTGAATGACTTTGAACGTTGGAAATATCTTTATTCGATTCTTTTCATTCTTAACAACAACAGTAACAAAATCAAGCTCTTGCATACCTGTTTTTAACCTCCTTTCAGCGTATCTGGATTCGACAGAATATAATTTTTACAAAATACCTTCTGACCACTTTTGACCACCTCTGCCCACTTTTACCCCCCTGTATACTTACTATATATATTTATACTTTTTTCTTAAATGGTTTTAAAAAAGAGGAAAAAATGGTCAAAAAGGCACAAAACCGCAGGTAGATGCCCAAAAATGAGGTGGTCACAAAACTGGTCACTTTTTTGCAAATTTTTAACAAAACCGCAGGTAAAAGGCCATTTTTTCGCTGACCACTTCTGACCAGCAAAAGTGGTCTTCTGACCAGCAAAACTGGTCACAAACCCGATTTTTATCGATTTTTTGCGATTTTTTCACGAAATTTTCTTCAAAAAAGTGGTCAAAACAGGTCGATTTTTCAGAAAAAGTGGTCACAAAATGGTCACAATTTCTACAAATTTGGTCAAAAAATATCATTTTAATCGTCTCATTTTGGTCGTTCTGCTCCGTCTTTCTACAAAACTATAAGATGGATCAGTGATCAAAGTTTCATAATCAAAGAAATTATAGAAGTCTCGAATCAAATGTAATTCGATGTCAAGACCATGGTTTATCGACGAACCATACCTGTCATGAGCGCACATACTAGCCAAGTAGTAAATATCTTGATCACTTTCATCTTTATTCAAATCTTCTAAAATATGTCTGCTCAATACATACTTGATAGCATCATCCCCGCACACAATCTCCTTACAATCTAAATCCGTCAACACAAAGTTAGACCTAAAGTAATAGAGGCGAAGTTTCTCTCCAGGATTTTCAAAGAAATCCTTTTCTGAAATATAAATTGCTCTATTTCTATCAGCAACGTGCACTGCGAAATAGTATCTAAAAGCATTGTAATAGATCATGCAAACCTCCTTTCATGAGTTGGAAACAATACTATCATGTTTATAAACGGTAGTTTTCCGAAATATAATCATTCATTTGAAACCAAATTTCAAGATTTCTCTGATTTTCATGGGGCTCTCGAAGCGGAAAGAGTCCTCCAACTCCATTTGCCTTGTACTTTCTGTTCAAGAACATATCTAATACATGGTCAACATAGGTTTGCCCGTAGTTGTCATTTAGAGCATAATGATCATCAGTTGCATAGTCTAATCCTAGATTGTGAATCATCATCCAGAACCAAACATCTACACGTGGCCCAAGCTCACTGTTATAGAGAATATCATCGTCCATTCTCTCAGCTAAAGCTATAAGCATCTCTAACACTGTGCACGGTGCATCAAAATCTCCCTGATAGTGAATATCAGTAAATTCCTCATCATAGGTAACCCGTAAATACTTTCCGTCAGCAGCTCTGTTATCATCATTGGCTATAATGCTATAAAACTCTCGATTTCTTAAAGAATCGATAAGATTCGTGTACATGTCATTATCTGAACTATAGAGATTCACCTTCTCACATAACCAGTTAAAATATCCAGTATCGTCCATAACAAATCACCCTAATTTAAGCTTATCCCTTCTCCGTCAATACTTTCACGGCCGGACCATTCATACCAATCAACGTCTGTCTTATATACAATAGCATAGCATACCTGAGACTTGTCATTGCGAACATAGACCCGTTCATCATCACTTTCCAAGTCATCATTAACGAGAATATCATAAGCCTCCTCGCCAATGAAACTATTGGGATTTAGCGGAGGATCGCTCTCAGTTGCGACAAGCACATCTTCGTTCGGGAAGTAATACAGATACTGCTTTCGATACTCGGTTTCATGATTGTACTCCTCGTAAGATATCAGATGAGTACCTGTATCAATTTTGCTCTCGGAAGATTCAATAGAATATACCGAAGCTTCAGGTGTACTATGAGCATCCTCAGCATCTATGACAATCATGTCGCTAAGTTCGCCATGTTCATTTGTTTCAACCTGAGGAGCCTCGTCCGTGTCCGTTTCAGTTTCGTGGACAACAGCGGGTTTATCTGACCCCTTGTCAGGATTATAATCTTTGTAATCTTGCGTCAGATGCTTATACTTGAGAATATCATTATTGACTTTAAGGTAGTCGTTGTCAAGAGGAGCATGAGTACCCGCCTCCATCTCGGCACGATCATCAGAATCGTCAGTATCGTATTGCTTATGAGCATCAATCTTATTTAAAATAGAATCGGTCCACTTAGCCACCGATTCGAAATATCCATCGGCCAAAGCACCGGCAACAAAACCAATTACTAGTCCGCCAATAGATCCACTAACTAAACAAATAGCTGATTGTTTAGTGAGTTTCATGCAAATTCACCTCTTTCATAGAAAATATCAAGCAAATAGCCGCACATACCCCCTCAGAAATGCCCTTTAGAGGCCCTGAGAGCCCGTTTAAGGCCCCTTTAGACTAAAACAGGTATAGTTGCCCATTTTAAATCTAAAGGAGCCAAATAAGGGCATCTTTTTCGAATATAAGTATTAAACAAATTCATCTGGTTTATCAGAAATTTCCCCCTCGTACAGAGCCCTTCTATATTCGAAGTCGTTCTGAAAAGAACCCAGATCTGGAGCGAGTTCAATACCTATCATTCAAATAAGATTCTGAATAGGTCCATCAACATTAAAATCGAGCAGGTATTCATTAACACCGTCAGGGTCACAACAATTGACAGCCTCACGATTTCGAGCCTCGGTGATACCGAAGTCAATGTACTTGGTATCTGCATCTCCGCCATTATCCAGCCAGCCAATATCTTGACCTTCAGGAATCATCGGAAAACCTAAGGCGTCATACACCTCATTTAAGAACACAAAGCCGCGTCGATGCAGAAGACCATTGAAATATGCTTCACGAGACTTGAGTGTTGTAAGATTAAGAGAGGGGCTATTAATATAAAATTCTGGCGTGGTTGTTGGACCATAGTAACGACACCATTGAGAAAGCTCCGTCGGATCAAAGGTATCCTTCTTCGTGGTAATGGTATGCTCATTACCGTCCTTATCCTTGACGTTCTCCTTGACATCATCTTCAATGAGACCATAACGGAATCGCTTGTCGGCCTCATCTCCGAGTTCATCGACAACTCGCTTACGATAAATATCAAAGCCCGTCTTCACCGACTCGTAGGCGCCAGCAAGCATAGCATTACGCTTATTCAGCATACCATGAGAACCGACAATTGCAGTGATGCCCAAGCCAATGATGGTAGCTGAAGGCCCGTAGAGCTTAGCAAACTGGAGGCCTGCTGTAATATAGTGCTTAGTAATATCACGACGACGATCCTTATCAGAATAGTCCTCGTCGTTTTCCTTAAGACTAATCTTCTCCCGGTTATGAGTCACAGAAACCATAACATCGTCAAGGCCGTCATGGGTTTCCTTGCAGGCAAGTACACAACCACCAACAATAGCGCCAACTCCTGCGGCTAACAAAATATCAGGAGACTTGTACTTGAGCTTAAGTCCTGCAATCGAAACAGCACGATATATCGAATCGGGAACTTTAATCTTTGGCAAGTTCATACAACAACATCCTTTCTAAAATATAAAGTAAATGCTAGTTCTTCCTACGGGTTTTCTTAGCTTTTACACGATCGTGGGGCTTTTGAGTCTTAGCGACCTTAACCGCCTTGTGAAGATCATGCTTGATGCTCGGATAGGCGTGCTTAGCAAGACAGTACAAAATGGCCGTCTCACGGGAATCATCCTCAGAACCGCCACTTCGACGCACTTTCGTAATGGTTCCATCCGAGAACTTAACAATGGTCCAATCACCAGAAAATATAATAGAGGTTACGCCAGCTCCGTCAAAGAGTTGTTCGAGTTCAATAGGCCAGGGACCCTTCTTCGGATGCTTCTTAGGAGCAGGAAGAGCCTTAGCTTTGAAACCGTCTGAGAAACCCTTAGAAAGATTTTTGCCAATCAGCTTGAAGTTCTTGGAATTCAGCTTATTGCCTTCAACAATATCATTATAGGTCTTAGTCAGACAACCATTTGCATCAAGATCACCGCCTCCGATGGATTCTACATGAAGATCGGCAGAAGAATCAAGACAGTATCGATTAATTCGGTAATTGGTTATCTTACCAAGAAAATCAACCTCACCAGTGCATGGATCACAAATATAAATAAACTTATTATAGTTGTCAGGAACATTAATAGACATGGCCAACTCCTTTACTCGTCTAGCAAAATGATTAAAGACACCTCTGCCATAAGTTATGCATGTCAAAGTGAAGTCTTTTGACTCAAGTTTAAAGTCGTATATGTTAGCTAGTGTATCAGTATTATCAAATTCCATATGATTTTCTGCCACTAAAGCATAGCTCGGATTAGCTTTTACTATATCTTCATACGTGTATTTGGGGTCGGGATCTTCGACAAAGGTTATCCATGCTTTTGAGGCCTTTTGTCTCTTACCCATCTGCGCATTCACCTTCTTTACACATCAATCTCCCGCAAACGAGGCATTTGGACAGAATATCCATCGTGTGAACGAATGACGTGTGCCCCACTCAGATTAAACCAGCCCCATTTATGATCAACATGCGTGATCTCGTTATCCATATCTGCCAACGAATAGAAGTCAGCAACTGATGCTTCACCATAATCTTCTATAAGCTCTTGCAAATCTGCCAGAATGTTTTCAGCATCTTCACGAGTAGTAAAAGCAACACTGGAAATATCAAAGTTACTGACTCGTCCGTTGCCGGGTCGCATTGAGCGACTACGATCACGAGGATCCCTATAAGGACGGTATTGAGCAGAATATGACGTGTAAGATCCACGTCCACGCTCCCGGGGTGATTGCCGCTCACCATAAAGCATCATGTCGACAGCAGAATTAATGGATTCAGACACAACCTTCTTGATACTGGGAATAAGCACGTCATCAATGATATAATCTTTTACGTCACCGATGTCATCATTGACAAACTTTGAGAAAAATTTACTAAAAAATCCTGGCTTCTTTTCCGGAGCAGAAACTTTTTTGTAATTTCTTTGACCGCGTAAGGCACGAACTGCTTCTTCTTTGGTTCGAGGAGCGTGCTTAGTAATTTCAGTTGTGCTAGAAATATCAGTATCTGCGGCATTCATAACTTCGGGCTCTTCTTTACTGGGCATCGGAGTCTCCGCCATCAACATTCGCCTCCTCGTTTACAGAACCGCCATCAATGACATCGTACAGGGCGTCAGTATCACAATTTTGAGAGGTGTCGTTTGTATCTGCCATAATATTCGGTTGGCAATACCCAGTGAACTTCGGCTTCTCGTTGCGAGCATTCATAATACGAAGCTGCCGAGCAATATCATAGAGATTCTTACGAACACTGTTGATATTAGTATTCATGTTCTTGAGAGTCTTGTTAAGCTCAGAAATATCATTAGAGGCCATAAGGGAGTATTCCTTTCTAAAAAAAAAGAGTCCACGTTATGTGAACTCTTCGAGACAACAATACAATTACATTTATGCTTGATCTCCAGAAATATCACTGGAAGACTCGGTCGAAGACAACCCGTCTCGGATCGCTACAGCTCCAGCCGCAACCGTCACCAGTGCAGCCAGAATATTCATGACTGTACTAGCAACATTGAGTGCCGGAACCGCCGGCGATACGGCATTGATTGCCTTCTCTCCTGCTTCCATAATATTAACCTTCATATTACTCCTTTCATAAATGAGAATCCGTATTGATTCTCATTAAAAGCTATGTTGTTCGCGCGAAGAATATAAATGGTGGGCCAAGCAGGACTCGAACCTGCGTCTCTTGCTTATAGGTCATGCTATGCGGTAAGTAGACAAGGAGATGTATCCATGATTTGGCAGAGAAGAACGCTGTCTGTGTATGCGGGATAACTAGTTTGGAGAAAGGAGACTGATTAAACGTTCTTAACATGGATTTGTGCGTGACGAGCAAGTATCTCAACCATCCAGACCGTTGGCCCATAAATATCAATGGCTATCGACCAGTGGATCCGTAGCCATCATCGCCACGATCTCCACCGAAAATTTTATCAGTGATATCGATTTCAGGATATAATACGGGAAGCACAACCAGCTGAGTAAGCTTATCTCCGGCATTGAAATGATACGGTTCATCACTGAGATTCGAAACTCGTACAATGATTTCGCCCGTAAAGCCTTCGTCAATGACTCCGGTCGTAATAATCCCGTGCTTTGTGTATAAACCGGACTTCGACTTAATCATGCCAACAGTTCCCTTAGGAAGCTGGATGTGTGTCCTTGTGTGGACTACATACCCACTATGCGGCTCTACATCAAAGGAAATCGGGGTATAAATATCCGCACCCGCATCAGTTTTATGAGCACGAGTATAGGAATAGCCACGGCCAAGAGAATATTTATCATCATCGCACTTAACATATAACTTGGTAGTATTATAGTTTGTTTTATTGTCTTGCATTACATCACTATGATGACACGCAATGTCAAGTTTTATATGGTAGCATTCATTTGCCTTAGCCTTAGTTATAGTGCCATCGGTATGTGAACTCATAAGCCACCATTCGCCATCTTGATCGATGGAAATATAATCTAGAGTATAAACCTCGGCACCCGGCTCCTTCTCACCAAGTTTAAAACACATATCGGATGTTGTCCAAGGAATCCCATTAGCATCAACAGGTTTTGCGAGCGAGGATTGTTTTTTGAACTCTTGTCCCTGATTGACTAAATCTTGAATCATTTCTTTAGAAAAATCAATGGTTGTGGAAATTCCGTTGATAACCGCGTCAAAGATCTCGTTGAAATCCATATAATGCTCTCCTTAAAATATAAAGTAAACAGAGATGGTGCCCCTGGAGGGATTCGAACCCTCACGTCTTTCGACATTGGATTTTAAGTCCACCGCGTCTGCCATTCCGCCACAGGGGCAATAAATCTAAGGCTCGTCCTTCTTTATAACAGGACGATCGTATACAATTATAGGTGTGTCATCAGGTTGTTCCAAAGCAGTTTGGTCTTCTAATGTACCAATAGCATTAAATATAAATAGAAGACTTATCACGGTAATGAAACATACCACGACAACAATCAAGGTATCTTTTACATAGTCTAACACACTTTGTTTCATAGTGTCATTAGGTTCAGGTCTATAGTGTTTTGCATAACTCATATGTATAACCTTACATTTCGATCACAAGGGTTCCCAAATCATATCAAATATCTTTCGAGTAGTATATGGGCATGACCTTCCAAAGATCTTAACTGTGATTTCACAGTGCTCATATCCTCGCATGTTCCGGGTTTCATAAATATCATAAACTGCGCCAGGAATAAGAAAGTGTCCAAACCACGTTTGAAAGCTTCCTTTATAGCGTCGTTTCATGCTCGGTGTCCTCCTCGTCAGTAGAGTTCATTAACGCCGTATGAATAGAATAAGAATTGACAAGATCCATTTTCTTTCCCGGTTCAAACAGATCATTGAACTTTGTTAAAATATCAACAAGCTCGTCAATACTCTGCTGTATCTTGTCTAGAGACTGAAGTATTTGATCGAACTTATAATCATCACGTCGGGTCATAAAATCCGAAGCTTCGACAGGTCTTTCTTGTTGAGAATTTTTTGAAATATCATTGGCGTGATTTTGCTGATTTGTGTTATTATAGGATTTATTTGATTGATAGTTTGACATGATGTACCTGTTCTAACTAAACATATTTTTTATACTGTTTGCTTTGTAATAACTTGCACTGCTGCTTTGCATAATTTCTTGTACAGCAACAAGTTCGTCTTGCGAGATGTCATGAGGAATATAACCGACAATGATACTCTTATAATAATCCGTACAATTTCCCTTAAACACAGCCTTTATTGTTTTAGCATACAAATCATCGTCCGTTGTTTTCGTTCGACAAAAGCGGTCAATACCATCAGGACTATAATAATCGTATTCACGCTTGTTACCCAGTTTATTAATAACACGAATAATAATGATGCCACCAATTCCCAACAAAATATTCTCAAAATCTTTGATCGTCATATTGATACTCCTTAAAATATAAAAAGAAGAGTCCACGTCATGTGAACTCTCCGAGATAAATAGTAGACCTACTGGGCAAGCACCCCTTTCAACAGGACCTCTGCCCGACCACTTTTGTAACCACGGTTGAAGCCACGTGTGTGACCCAACACGTAGGATACAAAAGCAGTACCGCAGAACGTGCCAATCAACAGAAAACCCTCCCACAAGTTCTTATTGATCTCGTCTTCGCTCGCAGACTCCTCTTTCATATAATCGCCAACCATAATGATCTCCTTTCATTTTGGTTTGACCCATACCTATTATAGAGTATGTTAAAATGACGAGAAAAATGATTATTTGCTTTCAAGTTTTGAAACTATAATAGAACGTGCGATCTGTATGACTTGCCAGTCTCTCAATTCACCATATGTAGGGTAGACGAGCGGGACATAGTCGCGAAGTTGTGGATTCGATAATGATTGAATGACAAGAACATAACGAAAAATCTTATCCATTCTGGGAATTGGTATAGGCACTAGTATTCTAGCAAAACTACATCCATATATGGTATCTCGGTCATTTGTTTTGACAAAAAATGTTGGGACGCACATATACGGTGAGTTGAAAACATGAGGATCTTTGGTCGCATCATATATCCACGTGATATCGGATAGATACATTTCTAAACCACCAAGTCTCGAATTTTGTCATAATCAATTTCTGATGTATTAAGTTTTCGAGAACAATACGGACAGTTGGAAATATCCATATCTGCAAAGAGTACGTCTTTAGCGGCAATTTTATGATGGCAATGCGGACATTCTATATAATCGCCATCTTCTCCGCTCTTTTGAAGCCAAGATAAAGTTCGTTTATTCATAATTCACCTACTTAAAAAATATAAATGGTGGGCCCCCAGAGAGTCGAACTCTGATTAAGGGATTATGAGTCCCCTGTGCTAACCGTTACACCAGAGGCCCGATATAACAACTATATAATTTAGACTCTGAGTCTGATATAATCTTGCTCAAAGTCGTTAGAATCATACAATTGAATAATATTGTTTGGAAATTTAACAATCCAAACTTTATTTTTAATAACATGATCCCCGTCTTTAGACGCTAAAATCATAACTTTCTTGGTTGCGTCAGGATCTTTTAATCGGATGTGTTTATCCAGATAAGCTTGACGAAGCCATTTCGGAAGCTCATTATTGTTAAAGTCGGTCATAAATGATCGATAGTTATTATAATGATAGGCTTCTACTTGTGCCGGTCGTTTTATAAATATGCCAAAGTCTGCCATGCTGGGCTCCTAAAAATATCAGTTATTTTTCGTTGCTACAAAATCTTGATAGTATATTACTGGACTATTCATCCAGTCGGTAATACTCTGCTCAAAATCCATTGGATCTGATACGAGGTCCTTTCTTTTTACGTAGAAATAGTACTCGTTAAGTTCATCTGAGTTAAAACCCCAGATTTTTACGAGTCTGTCAATAACATTTTTTAAAATATCAATACTCGAATTAAGATGCTTCTTATAATTCTTTATTGCATTAGAAACAGTAGGTTGACTTATGTCCAAAATCTGGGCAATTTCAGCTTGAGTTTTCCCAAGCTTGTAAAGGTCATACGCTTTCTTGTTGCGCTGTTCCCGAGCCTTAGACATTATAAGAATATCTCCTTTCAAATATAAAGTATACTAAATAACGCTATTAATAATTAAATTTTTAGTATTACCTGGGCCACAATCGGGGCAAACCCATACGGGCATAAAGTTGTTGTCAGCATCTAGTGTCCATGACCAATCATTGGGCGCTATTCGATGCGTTATCATGTCACGCCCATCAGGACTAAAATCGTTGCGTTGAGTTCGATATAGCTCTTTACTAAATACCATTACCCGAACAACTTCAGTTTTTCCACATTTATGGCATCGTATAGGATATTTTGCAATTTCTATAGGCCTAAGCATCTCATTAGACATGTGATTCATCTTCTTTAAAGGTCTGTAGTGGTTATTAATGAGTGAATTATGTCATCAAGGTGACTATTTGCATCTTGTAAAATATAAAGATGATCATCTGGAACTAATGATACAATCTTGTGTATATTTGCGTCGTATTGCTCTCTGGCATTTTCATATGCCGCCAAGTCTTTACTGAGATTGGTTTGCATATATCTATGATACAGCATGTCAAGCCACTCATTCTTTACTTCATGAGATGGCTGAGGAATAACAACGGCATATTTTTCTCCGCTGATCATAACCATTTCTAGAACTTTTTTATGCGACGAGGTCATGACAAAATATCCTTGACGAGAGAGATCAATAGCAACATTTACATACACCTGTTCCCAGTTTTCGAATCGTTCACCTCTAATTCTAAAGTTACTAGATTCAAGATCAATAAAAAGTTCATGATGTTGAGCTGCAGTTGATTTTCCGACACCTTGATATCCAACGATGATCATTTAAGGAATATCACCTCCGTAATAAAAATATAAATGGTGCGCCGTGCGGGCCTCGAACCCGCGACCTTGGGATTAAAAGTCCCCTGCTCTGCCAACTGAGCTAACGGTGCATATCTGGGATATAAGCTACATGGTGCGCCTGACAGGATTCGAACCTGCGACCTTAGGTTTAGAAGACCTCTGCTCTATCCACTGAGCTACAGGCGCATTAAATTAATATGCATATGGATTGTCTACTTTTTTATGATATGCACAAAACTCTTTAAGTTCCCTATTATTTTCTTTTATCTTACGATTTGTTTCGTTCAGTTTTTTCTTCCAGTTAATATAATCTTCGCAATAATCGTGGCAATAAATATCACGTTTTGTGCAATTATGGCACACATTGTTGCTTGTTGCTACGTTTGAATAATTCATACCAACCTCAATCTAATACTTCTTGTGTTTTATGTTCTAAGAAGTCTGTTACTGAACAGCGAAGAACGAACAAAATATCATTTTACTTATTCATCCCAGGGAAGATCCTCGCTGGTGATACCTACAGGCATAAGTCCTACCCGATCGAGATGAACACTGCGATAATATCGATTAGGTGCATTATCACCGTCGAAATCCATCACAAGCATTGGGTTTCCAGTGTTTTCATCTTCCTGATAGTTGAACGTCACACGAACATTCGGTCCTGTAATATTCCATCCATACTGGTCACCTAGTGCCGTTTCATTAATATGAAGCAACTGATAGAACTCATTTACTGAGACACAGAAACCGTTCTGAGATTTCGTCATACGAGCATTTGCGGCATTTTCTGCACGTTCAATCTCTGCCCTGCTTGACCAGAACGTTTGTCCAGAATATAAATCAAGCACCTTATAAATCTCGCCATCGTATCCGTAACGAGTTTCGTCGTTTACCGGCCTATCATCCTTATGATTCTCAGCAAGAGACTTCGAGAAAATATCATTTCCCTTCTCGTCCTTACCAAGAAGCTTCTGAGCGGTATCCTTATACTCACGAAGCTGAGACTCAGCCAAAGACAAACCAGCGGTCAGACTTGCAATCCGCTTAACACTAATATGATTTGCGGCAAGAACACATCCAATAGCTGCAGAACCTGTCAGAATTGCAGGACCGTATGCAGAAGCGGCAGAAACAGCGATCTTAGCTTTTGCTTGAAAACCTATTTCATTCATCTCCTGCTGCTTGGTCTTCTCTTTCTCGACTCGAATATTAGCCTCGGGAGTCTCTCGTGCTACGAGAATAACAGTTCCGATAAAACCAGCAACTCCTGCTCCTGTAAGAATGGTCGGCGCATTCTGCTTCATAAGAAACTTATAGTTCGATGCCGAAACCTTAATAGATTTCATCAAACTTTGAATATTAAGTGCCATTAAACGCTCTCCTTTCAAAAATATATAGTATTATGAAAGATCCCAATAATAATTTGGTGTAGGATCATTCACAAAGGATAGAATAAGAATAGGATTTCCATTCTTGTCAGGACCATAATCGATCTTATAGTGAAGAATATCCTTTTGACCATTCCAACCAACTTCATTACCAACAGGAGTAGGCTCAAGTTCCAAATGAGCATACAGATCGTTTAGTGATAGACCAGAAGGACCTTGTTCAAGCAGGTCTCGATTGAACGCTATGAGAGCCTTATCAATACTGTCTCGATCTCCCCAGAAATATCGTCCGCTATACTCATCCTTGCAACGAGTTGTCTTGGTCTTCTCGTTACAATACTCGTAATCTTCGACCGATTCCTCAGCGACCTTCTTTTGATTGATATCACTCTCGATTTCTTCAAGCTGTTTAGGACTAAGCTTTTCTGCCAGTTCGTTCTTATAATCCTTTAAAGATTCTTGAGCAATAGCAAGAGAACCGGCAAGAGCTGCTTGACGAGACAGCGAAATCTTATTAGCGCACACAACGCAGGCAATGGATCCCGCTCCCATCAATGCCGCCGGAATATATGCCGGGGCAACAGAGATAACGAGTTTTGCCTTGGCCGTGACACCACTCTCGCCATAAGTCTCTTGCTTCTCCTTTTCTTTGTGAGCAAGCTCAAGAGCGTGGGGCGTCTCCATGCAGGCCACAACAGTTGTTGAAATAAACCCAGCAATCCCAACACCCGTCAGAATACTCGGAGCGTTCTTACGCATAAATCGTTCTATGGTACCAAAGTTCTTTGACAACACATTTGTTAGAGCTTTGAATTCCATAACCTCTCCTTTCATGAGAGAAAAAATATAAAAGAACGTGCCTATCACGCTCTCCATTATGTAGCATGTTATCGTCGCGAGACTTCTAGTCTTTTGTGCGTACTAGAAATGACGCATAATAGAGGTTATGTTCTTCAACTCATTAAAGAAAGTAATAAGTTCCTCATTGGTATAATCGTCTCGAAGAACAAAACATGCTTTAGGAATGTTCGAATCAAAAAGAACAAGACTCTGAACTCCATCACCAGGATCCCCTGCATAAACGATAGGAGGACGCTTCGAGAGATCGGCGATCATTTTGTTCAGGCGCTTAATCGTAGGACGACAAGATTTAGAACCAAATATAAATCCAGTACCAAATACGATTCCGGTGTAAAGAAGAACGGCCTTATTCTCCTTGCACCATTTCTTGCAAGCGCTAATCTCGTCTTTGATTGTCTGCTTTGCTTCCTCTTTGTCAATAGTGGTCATGAATAATTCCTTTCGTCGACAGTAATCGCTGGATACCAAAGATCTTCCTTTAGATCAAATATCAGTTGATCTTTTACGTAATCTAAGAAGAACACCGGCTCTGGACAGTCATTGCATTCGTATATCTCAAGATTAAATGCTTTGATAGCTTCGACATAGAAAATTTCTTCGAAACGAAACATATAATCATCTTCTGTTTCATGATTCTTTTTAGGTATCATCCATCGTGCTTCATCAAAAAATATACGCCAACATTCTTCTACATCTTTACGATCAATATGATAGCCCAAAGCGAGACTTTCTATATGACAATTTAGATTTTTCATCCATCGAACATTCATAGGGAGATAATTCATATTAACCCCCTCCCCGCCATTAATCTAGCATATCATAAAAAACAAATACCGGATGATCCAAGCTCACCTCGTCAACATAAAAATATAAATGGGTTTTATTATACAAAAGTTCCTTCTTCAGATATTCATTAAACTGCATAAAGCTTAATTGACTATCTTCGTTTAGAGTGTAACGATAGCATCGATTAAAATCATCAAAGATACAGTCAAACATAGCACCAGATTTTTTGATTGCTGAATCAACAGTATCTTTCATTTGAAGATCCCGAATAAATATAACAGCATCAGCTATCTGAGAACTAGATTTCTTTTCCTTGGAAATTTTTACGACATAAGCCATACAACCAAGTACCACAAGAACCAAAATTATAATACCTACATATAAAACTATTCGTTCATTGCTCATTTACCTAATCTTCTTCCAAATGTTATATGCGGTATCGCTAATAGCATTTTTAAGCTCCGCCTTCTTGTCAACCAGAACATCCTTCTCTGGTTCAGGTTCGATGTATGCCTTGTAAAGTATACTTGCGGCTATGGTAAAACAAATACCGCTAATGAACCCACGAGTCTTACCTTTGGAATATCCACGATTGAATTCAGAACGCGCCAACTCTTTAATAGCAACACCAGCGATTTCATGCATAAGGCTCTCCTTTGTTTTAAGCGTTTGTCTCATTTTTCATAAAAATATCAAAGTCAACATACAAAGATGGGTCGTCATGCCATGACAAAATCCATCGTCTAACATAATTGTAAAAGTCCTGTTCAGTTACAAAAAACTTATGAAAATGTGACCAGAAAATATCATGTAATGTGCATACATAATCATAGCCAAGGTCTTCGTTTTTACATATAGACTGAACGATCATTTCTTTATTAAAAAACATAGAGACCTCTTTCGAAAAAATAAATAAAAAGGAGAAGCCCATTTCTGGACTCCTCCTTTAGTGGTAACCCTGCTTTTGATAGCAGTTTACTCGACGGAAACGGTCTCACCGTCGTCGAAAGGAACCTCAGTGCCGGTCGTGAAGTCAACGACGCCAGCATCCTCGGCATCCAGCGCCGGCTCCGAATCCTTCGTGACAAAGGCCAGGGTCAGAAGACCACCCGCGGCGCAGGCAGCGCCAACGGCAATCTTCTTCCCGTGCTTCTTCACGAACGCGATTCCGGAGTCGATACCAGAGCCGATCGTCTGACCAATCGTCTTCTTCTCGACCTCGACCTCAGTCTCCTCAACCTCAGCGATCTCGTTCTCTGCCATAATAAGTCTCCTTTCTTTTTTGGCAGTATTACCTATTATAGTGCATGTAAATTGTGCGAATTATTCAGACTTTTTAGCGTCGTTCGTGTCCTGCTTTGTAATGATGAACTTATCATCAGAAATATCAATATGATAGCCATTAAAGAGAGACCCCAACATAGAAATCATAGCCTTGCGGTAGCCCTTCTCGTACCCGCGAGTGTACCCCTTCTTATAAGCACGATCCTTGACTTCCTGCATAATATCCCACGTATAGGTCTTATCATGCTTAACAGTCTCAGAATTAGTGTTATTAAGGTTCGTGTTCTGGGTGGTTTCAGTCATCTGATCCTCGTTCATTAGTATTTTTCTCCTTATTAAAAATATAAATTACAGATTTTTGTATGGAATAAAGACAATAACGTACTTTTCTTTTTGGTCTGCATTTTCTGTTCGAGAAGAAATATTTTTAGTATACGGTTTTTCCGTATCCTTTATCCAACCAATTGTTTGATCTGAATCAAAGGCCAACTCGCCAGCTTGATTCTTCACATCGCCAAGAGTGATAACACCATTTCTTTCCATGATGTCATCAAGCGAGTTCATAATGGATGCACATTCATCCTCGGTGGTGCATTCAAGCTTTGGCCCACCAACTTTTGATTGCATAATGACAGAATTTAGACTCATATATGCTTCTTTTTGTCCTTCAAAAAATCCAATCATTCGGTATATATCTGGAGATTTATCTTTTAGAGTCAACGTGGTAAGCTCGCCAATTTTTTCGTTGAACATACGAATAGTCTCGCCGTTTCGTTCAATATTAGACTTAATGTATTTAGCCATTTATCTAAGATCCTCCGTCCCAAATATAACCTGTCCTTTTCCAATATTAACAAAACAACGACCTCTTTTGTCTCGATAAATAAGGCCAATGGGAACTTTTGCATTTTTACACACGTCAATAAATTGATGCCATCTATGAAAACTCTCTTCATCGCTTTCACAAACAAAGAATGTCTTCTGTCCTGTATCTATTGCTTCTTGATAAGCTTTTCCAAACATTGAAAGAACACTCATGGTCATCTCGATTCTTCTGAAATATCAATTTGGTATCTCTTTGCGAACACCTTATGTAACCAGGTATTAAAGTATGAATAAGTTCCATCAAGAAAAAATTCTTTAGCAGCACTAAAGAATTCCGATTCATTATATGGAATATCCGCTTTTGCGCAGAACTCAGTAAACGTATCACGAAGCTCACGGACAAAATCATCAGGCATTTCATACTTGTGCTGTAAATATCTATTAGTAACTTCTTTTTCGAACGGTTCTTCCATTAGAACTCCTCTTTAAAATCCCCGCACATATCTGTCAAATATACCTTAGGATGAACGTAGAACGGCGTTCCATTTTTATCGACTACAACTGTGGGAGGATACCGATGGCACGAACCTTGCCACGGGTAAAAGGATTTGGTTCCATCTTTTCGCATAATATAACGTTTTTGACCCTTATCCTTGCAGTACCTGCAGAAACCACAACTAACTCTGTCGCATTTAGAAAGAGCTTCTTCAAGAGTGACAAGACCTACCGATTCAAATTCTTTATAAGCCATCATAACTCCTTAAAAATATAAATTACCGTGCTTTGCCTAACCATTCACGAACATTTTTAATGGTGTAAGGTATGATGTCCACGAGAGTTAATGTGATGATTTTATGGCCTTTCTTTTGATAAGGAAGCCATCTAATTGCAGGAATAGCGTCTACATGTTTTGCTGCATGAGCTGTGATCTTTCCCGTCTCCAGGTTTTTAATGAGCAATATTGCTTGAATATCTTTGTTACTTGGAAGTTTAGCTTTTGGTTTTGTCATAGATTACCATAGTTTCTCTTTGGTTTGTACCCCCGCAGCATGAACATGACCTCCACCGCCATGCTTCTCAGCAAATTCCTTGCAATTGATCTCAGATTCATCATTAGAATAGAAGGAATACCGATAATACGTTCCGTCAAATATCCATGCAACGCACATTGGATAGGCGTCAAATAGCGGACCGAAGGCGTCTGAATCTCTATCGTCATTTAGGAAAGGAACCGAGTATTCCTTGCCATTCACCATAACTTTCCTAAAATATAAATTACGATTACGATAATCTTCGTAATAAGAAGTATTCCACTCTCTAATAATGATTCCCTTGTTAATAAGGATCTCGATAAGATTCGTCGCAGAATTGGTGTCGGACATATTTAGAAGTATTGTCCATAGATTAGACAAACACGTCCAATCAACGGTTTCACAACCAAACTTAAACTCTCGATCCATTGGCATATCATGCTTCCAGGTATCATAGGAACTCACCAACTTAAGAGCAGTAGGTATCTGATCATAATAAGGATTTTCAGACATGTACTGCCAGCAAAGAACCGCTGCTGAATTATTAGAATTTCGAGTTCCGAAAATATCATCCAATTCGGGATGTCTTTGAATGAGTTCAATACTGGAAACATGGTGATCGATCCAGGTTAGCTGGTCGGTCTTTTTCATAATACTTTGAAGTATAGGAAGCGTATTTTCGGAAAAGGACAGATCAACAATATAAATCTGCTCATTTGATTCAATTTTATCTAGCGGAAATTCAGCCTCATAATTATAAGCAATATAATCTTCGGGGTCAGTATCTCCCGTGAACTTAGCTATAACAGCGGCTGAAGACTCGCCATCGAGATCATTATGATGAAAGCACTTCATAAAAAATTCCTTTCTACTGGATTAGATCACTATCAATAATTTGGAAATTAGCCCGATGAATATAAAGAGCTTTTCCATCGATCATAAGTTTAGTAGTTTTCGGTAGATCATAACATACCTCGTAATATACCTCTTTTCCCGAAAATGCACAAATAGGAACCCCCATTTGAGACTTTACAACAACGATTCTGGGTTTACCAAAAGCGTTCCTATACTTATTCAATACATAAGAAATCGAGGTGTTTTCAAGCAAAGAACCACTATTATCCGACTCAATCATATCCGGATTTGTGAAATCCACCGTTGGTTCAAGCCCCGTCTCCATAAATATACAAGTATCACCGCAAGTTTCGATCTCCTTTCCGTCTATAGTAATAGTAACGACCGATGACTGAACGTATGTTAGATCATCTGAGTCGCTTGATTTCTTAGAATTATCTTGTACATAATTACTTTCCATGCTAATCTTTTTACCAGTTGTTGTCATGGTAAGCTGACCATAATTATTATAGGTCTCTATAGTAAATGAATTTCCGACAAGTTTCCCTTTAATCTCGTTTACGTCTGAGAAGAACTCGGCGCATCCACTCAGTGAAAATATAACAAAAGTTGACATTATACTGACAAATGCCAGTATCAAAACATTTCGGCGAACAATACTTTTGTTTGTATCTGGCATGAGAATTTCCCTTTCTTATGCAAAGAAACCGTAGCACGCGGTGATAACACCGTCTGCATCACGAATTGAAGGACCTGGAACTACGAGGTCATGCCTATCAGGACAAGCGTTGGCACACATACGAGACACAATATAACGAACGCCGTCACGAGGCTCAGGAAGATTATTAATGGTCCCAAAATACGATTTGAAAACTTCAAATTTCTTAGGCGTTTCTCCGTCATTTACAGGAGCATCATAATCGCCGATGACTTCCTCTCGATATTCAACGCGAGCAACATTCTCGGAAGGAGGAAACGAAACCTTGCTTCCATCCTTAGTAACAACCGTAACCTCATGCGGGGTAAGATTGATAAAGTCCATTAGGATATCCTTTCAAAGATTAAAAATATAAATTAATTTATTCGTAGTTAATAACACGTGCTCCACAATTTGGGCAATACTTCCATTTAGGTATAAACATAGGAATATAGTCCGCATCGATGTCTTTAATACGATCTTGGAAGCATGCCAATAGCTCAAATTCATCATGATCGATTATAGTAAAACCGCACTTAGAACAAGAAAATGCTCCTTCTACATCTGAGTATTCCGATGGAAGTTCCGATATAACATTTACGCAGGTTTGCGGAGTTCTTCTATTCCATGCTCGGTAGAAAATCATAGTCAGATTCAAAATTGTAGCCTTGTTCGAGAAGAAATATAAAACAATCTTCATCATGCTGGGTGACACCGCCACATTGCGAAGATCATGAATTACATCATCGTTAGTGCTTTGGTTCGCAAGATAACTAATTTCATCGGAAATCAATAAAAGATTACCTGAAATATCTTTAGCTTCCAGAAACATTACTATTCACCCGCCTATCAATTTCCATTTAAAGCATTGACACGATCTGCATAATCATCATAACCGACTAGATCCAAAAGCCATAACATAATGAGAATCTCGACGACAAAGAACACGATTCTAAAAATTTTATTGTTGTAATATTCATCTAAAATGCGCAGAAACAAGGTTTTGAAAAAAGTCCCCATCGAGAAAAATATCATTTTCAAAATACCAAGAGCTACTTCAAAATCTGAATCTGTAGCTTCAATAAAGCAATTAAGCCATGCTATAGCCTTTAGACGACTATTAAATTGAGCATAGAATACATCTTGTTTATAAATATAAATAGCATTCCAAGTACCATTGAGTTTTGTATAGTATCTTCCGTTTGTATTTTTGTGTTTAAGGATATTATTAGCAGCATTCGGAGACACATATTTCATATTAGAGCCAAACATTTCTTAACCCCTTACTTTTCTTTCGGGTAAAGTACCTCTTTTTTTAGAAAAAACTCAATATATTTCCATGCTAATGTAACAGATTCGATATCTTTCGTAAGTTTAAGATTGGTCTGCCCCATATTTTTCATAACCGCATTTGTTTCTTTTAGAGAAGAGCAATAATCATCCATACTTATAATCATATCTGTAAGTGTCTTTTTAGCTTCTGGCCCCATGCGCGTTCCTTTTAATTAAAGATTTCCGTTACTATCCAGTATACAAAAGCAAATAGAACTCCGAAAATCAGTACCTTTAGACCTAAATACAGAAGAGATCCAACGCCAATAAATAATGAATAAATGATAGAAAATGTAAGTAATGCAACAACAAATGTGATAAGCAAACTTAAGGTTATCATGAATCCCACCTCATTACTGAACGAACATTTTTGCCTTCACTTAGAATCAAATATTTAACAAATAGAGTGGCCATTTTATGACCAAAATATGCAATGTCGGTTTTGTTCTCAACAGAAGAAAGTCTTAGATATGTTTTCTGTGAAAATTCCTTTCTGTCAGCAGCAAAATGACTCCGAGTAAGAATCACATAAACCCGTCCAGCAATCATACGTTTTTCGAGCGTATCGAGAGATACTAGCCCATATTTAAGCATTTCATCATAAACTTGCTTACCGTAAATGGCGCACTTCTTATTATAGTTCATTCGCTCGTCCAGGCTCATATTATATACTTTTGGATTTATTATGTATTTATTAGTTGTCATAACAGTGTCCTTAATAAAAATATAAAAGAGAAGAACCTATGCTCTAGATTCCTCTCTAATAGGATTGTAAATTCTTACTCCATAAATCTTATATAAAACCGTTATCGACGTTGAATCTCAGTTCCTCCATCTGGTTCTGGACTACCACTAGAAACCGAGAGATGAATATCTCGTTTTTGAATCTTTCGGTTGGATTCACCTCCCTTGTTTGTCAGATAATCCAGAATGAGACAGATCGCAAACAGCAGAGCCAACATATTAAACGCTTCCATACTTCTCCTTTCAAAGTCTCTTACAGATCCTATTAGGAGATATGTTATTGGTGCGAAAATATAAAAGAGAAGAACCTATGTTTAGGGTTCCTCTCTATTTAAGATCTTAACTCGTTAAAACTACACCATTCGGTCCTTCAGCTCCATAAGCGCAATTGCAATTAGAATTAGTGGCCAGAATGTCTCAAGAAGAGACACACCGCCTACAAACACTAATGCCAATGCTAACAGAATTACTGAAAGTACCAACATAATATACTCCTTTCAACGAATTTACGTCTCATTAAGAAGTATGTTATTATTGCGAATATCAGTTAGACGGTTTCTTCTTTCTAAGGTCGTCATCACCCATAAATAAACTTTGTGCAATAGCTTGAACGAGATAGGCTTCTTCTTCACAACCCGGGTTATCTTCACCAAAATTTTTAAATATAAATTGCGCGCAATGAACTGCTTCATGACATAAAAGCGCATTATGAGAATTTGTCTTATCGGAAGGAACAGTCAATACTACGCACCATACATTATTATCCTCATCCGCCCAACATTCCGTTTCTCCATCGGCATAGTAATCAAGAGCCTGAGCACTCTTTCCGTGTTTGGCTAAAAATTTACAGTATTTTTTATAATTATTAAACAATACGACATTTATTGTGCCAAATAATGTTTGAACTCCATAAATCATGCGTTAGATAAATCCTTTCTGGTCATTATTTCCCTCATAAAAATATAAAAGGAAGAGCCCCTGTTTACTTTCTTGGACTCTTCCTTCTGGATTAGATCGTGTCGAGCGAATTCGGTGTCATATACTCTACGATCAGAGCAACGATCCACACAATAAAGATTCGATTGATCCATTCGTCAGCTCCAATTGAGCTAACAAATAGATTCAAAAATATCATTATTGCAGTCGTGATCATAAGCTCCAATTCGAATCGTGTAATCCCCATGCCAAACTCCTTTCACTAGTGATCTACCCTACTAGGAAGGATGTTTGTTTTGCGAAGACTAGTCAATAGTATTACGGGTCTCTTTCTCGTAATGCCTGCACCGGGTATGAGCTCGTTGATCATGCTTGGACGACGAAATGACCATATATGTTTGGTTACGAAGGGTTATCTTTGTACCCGTATCTAGATAGGCATAATCTGCCCGTTCTCCGTTTTCAATGACACCGCAAATAAAATCATCACTGTTATCCTCGTCATTATGATTTTTATAACAATAGGCACATGTTTTGCAGCACGGAACAGAGCTTTCAAGGCTTTGTTGGGCCGGTGCTTTAGAGTTTTCGAAAATTTTAAAATCATCGATATAGGCATTTAGTAACGTTTGAGCCCAAACATCAAAATGAGATTGTGTAATATTAATACCCGGCTGATTTTCAGTGATGCCTCCGCATACTGGTCCATCATGTATGAGTCGAACAAAATTCTTGTCGTTCGTGCTCCCCGTTTCTGCGGATTTAAGATCGTTTATATAAGCATTCACTAGTTCTTGAGTCCAAAAATCAAAAGAAGATTTTGTAACATTCATAAAGGGTTGGTCTTTAGTGGTGCGTCCATACATGGGACCCTCATGAATAAGTTGGATAAACATGAATTAACCTTTCGTAATATATATTAAATAAGGTGATATAAAATCTTTTCGGTAAGAACAATCAAAAACTTATGAATTATTATGACCAGGTACATTTTATGTTTTTCGTCTAAAGATAAATACCATTGAACAGCAGCTTTAGTATCCTCATCATCGGTTACCATACGATACTCTCTTTTGATTAATGAAAATATAAATCATATATTTTGCTGTATATAGGCTTGAAATTCTTTTAATTTAGTTTCAAATAACTCTCGATCTTCTTTAGTCAAATAATGATTTATTGAAATGGCAAAGGAAAGATCTCTACGGTCTCCAACAGAAATGTCCTCGGGTACTAAAGCTGCATTAATGTACTGCCATAAGTCATCCATCTCTATGACATTTCTTGCTATAAAATACTCAATTATAGTAAAACTGTTATGCATTTTATGTAATTGATACTGAAAATATATATTTGATGCACCTAAATAAATTACTGACGCGATTGTAAATATCTGATCTAATTTGATCATAATACCTCGCCTTCTACAGTATACGTTTTGGATACTTTGATAAAATATCATACACTGCTTCGGTATTTGTTTGTTCAACAGATTCTGATATTGCAACACACCAATCTACGCCAAGAAAATGATCGATTAATACGTCAAGACATTTCTGCGCACTGGTCGGTGGAGCACAGAGATTATTATCGGGCCAGTTTGTTTCGCGTATACGGTCTAAAAGAAATTGCTCGGCTTCGTTAGGCCTATTCATCAAAATATCCATTCTTTTTGGCAAGTTGTTTCCTGAATTCATATTCGTCTTTTGAGATAGCGGGCGTTTCGTAATTGTCGGAAACCTTAAAATACTTATCTTGGATTATGATATTACCTTTAGGATCACGCAATTCAAGATATGCGTAGGTATCATAGGCCATCTTGTTACCATCGGTACAGAAATCTTCAAATATAAGTATATAAGGATCAACCGAAGGATAATAGGGCATGGTGACCGGCGGAAGATAAAGCTTATCAACATCTCGGCACATACTTCCATAAACACTTTGTCCGTTGTATATAGCTACTACGCGGTCATGATCTGTGTATGTGATATGGTCGTTGGAATCAACTTCTTTAAACAAAGAAGGCATTCGATCACATTGATACACGACACCGCCGCCCTTTGTATCCCAGACTTTATGCCACACGTCAGGAGTATCTTCAATTGGTGTTAAAGGCTTATCATGTATGAGACGCCAGAGAATATTTGCGGTTACTCCCCATGAATATCCAGAATGCCCGTCATCATACATACTTTTATATGCTTTAAAAGCTGACTGGTAACAGGAGCATCCATAATCAAAACTCTTGCCGTCCCAATCAGGATTTTCCTTCATGCAAGCAAGATTTACCTCGTTATGAATTCGATCAATCATTTCCATAAAAATATCACTCCTTTTTGGCTCTATTAGCAATATTTTTTGCAATAAAGTCAATATGATTTAGAGCACTATATACATCTATCAATGAAACTTGACTCGGATTCTCTATATAATCTAGGACTCTATCCGTCTGCTTCACCAAGATTTCCAAGATTTCTGCTAATTCAGAAAGAGTTGACTGATCATGCACAAATTCAGACATATCCGAAAAAGGAACCGTGTACGTGCATTGATGCTCCTTATCTTCTAATTGAAAACAAATATCATCAATGTACATGACAGTGCCTTGAGGATGAATAATACTTTCTCCGGGATGAAATGCTCTTCCTGTATTATCGACCGGAAGTCTAATCAGGTCATGCTCCGCTAAATATTCATCCGTAGCAGAATCGAATTCCCGAGACAATTCTTCGCTATGCATAGACATATTCAAACTCCTTCAACGGTAACAAAAATATACCAAAGCATCATAAATAGTATAATAAATAACGGTATAAAAATTCCTAATGAACATATTGTTTCGTTTATACTTATATGATCATCCATCATCAAGAATATAAAGAAGAATGAAATTATAAGCATTAGAGCACATATCAATCCCAATACGTTATCGGTCATTGTTTCTGATCCTTGTCAACGAGTGTTATAAGACGTTCCAAGTAAATGCTTGCTTTCTTAAGATCTTCTGCTCCGTGGTTATACTTCCATCCATGAATAAGATCAATAATATTCCATGCAATCCAAAACTGAGCGCCGTCAAGATCCATGACAAAAGCCTCAACGACATCGGTTGAAGAAATAGTTTTACCCTTCTTGTATCCATCATGCCATGCAAAAATATTCTTCTTAGGCTGAGAATCAATAAGGCGATTAAGATACCATTGCGCTTTCTTTAAATCCTCGATACCATTTTTATGATGCCACCTTAAAATATATTTAAGTATATTAGCAGTGTAGACAGCTTCGCATCCTGTTAACCCGGCGGTGTATTTGTCAATTACATCGATCACTTCAAGGCCATTTTTTGAAATATAATGTTGCGGATGATTAACGTTATCTACTACTTTGTTATCATCAGATAGGTCCATATATGTCTCCTTTAATCTAGCGTTTATTGCTTCTTTAAAATCCGCTGCTGTTCTAGAACAGTTATCACAATCAAGATATTCACAAAGCCCCATGTTACCAATAACACATTTAGGATTCGTCATTTATGTCGTGCCCCTTATAATATGAATTATATAATTCGACTTGAAGGTTTGCGGTATTGTCCTCGTCTGTAGTTATTGGACCAATTAAAGTCTTTTTGATAACCACATAATACGTTGAATTATTAGTATCAATCATCTCATCCATCCTAAAAATATAATTAATAACTATACCCCGTAACCTTAACGATCTCTGGATTCATAATAAGAAGGGTATCGCAGTCCCATCCATAAAGAGCATAATAAGTATAATAATTCATTGCAACATCTATTGCATCGTAGCCAACACTCATTATTTTTTCAAAGTCTAATCTTATTGAATCTAGATCTTTTTTCAGAATATAATCTTTTTTAATATCTAAAGTATTTCTAATGTATAAAATATTCGCGTCGTAAGATACTTTAAAAGTAAACCATTTATCAAAATATGTTTTTCTTTCATCTCCGGGTTGCCAATTCGGTATAAATTCATTTTCTTTGCACCATTTTTTCCAAGGAAGATCCGAATGAATTGGCGACGCCCAAAGACCGCCATACGGTTTTGTAAGATACTCCTTATTTTTTATAGGCACAAATTGATCTTTTGAAAAATAAGAATTTCCATAGTGAATATAAGAATTAATCATATATGTTCGACCTTACTCTAAGGTTTGTCTTTTATTTCTTCACAGTCCAAGTATATTCCTTTATAATTCTTGTCATTTCCAACCTTTGTGTATCCAGCAATGGTGAATTTTATTTTCTTACCATTAACATTTTTAAAGAAATAATCTCCAAAATTATATGTTTCAGGATGACTGATCAAATGCTCGTATAATTTTCCAGATTGTTCATCCGAAGTTACGTCTTTGATAAGATCACATCCCTTTTTCTATTGCCCGTGCTAAAGCCTCTCTTGTCTTTGGTCCGATCTCATTTTGATTAACTTTTTGAAGTTTACGCATACGAGTAATAATGTCCCAGAGATTCTTACAAAGATTATATGCCACAGAATTAGGATCTTCCGAATCTTTTATTTGTGAAATAATATATACTTGATCGGTTAAGTCATTTATAATTAATTCTAGAGAATCAGTCTCTTTTGTATGAAGGCATCTATCTGCACGAACTAATGATCCTTTTACATCAATAAACCATATTAGCTCACCATATATGTCTTTTAAAGTAAAAGATAAAATCTTAACAGCATCTCCATAGGGATTCAAACACATATGCTCTTTCCCAGTCCAGAGAACACCATCAGCATCTTTTGGAAGTTCAATAACGTTATCATTTTCAGAAGACATTTTTAATCCGTCCAATCTGGTTGTATATCCACGATTCGATTAGCAATATCGTACAGAAGATCTCGAACTTTTAAAACATTAGGATCATCGGATAATTGGTTCAACTGAGATGAACAATTCATAATTTCAGATTGTATCATCTCCATATGAATAGTACGCTTATTCTTTGTCTCAAAGTGACAGCATCTATCTGCAGGGATACGGTCAAATGATCCTTCTATGAACCATGCTGGATCACTACTAGGAATTTTAACTAAAATAAGTCCTTGCATAAAATCTCTAATACCATTAGGCCGAATATAATACGCTTCTTTTCCGGTCCAGAGAACACCATCTGCATCTTTCGGAAGACGGGTTAATCCAATTTTAGAAAGATCATCAGATTCATAATCGTCAATGATTGCTTTTTTACCCGCTTCAAAAGCTGCACTGTACGCATATTCGTCAAGCAAAGACATCTTTACTCCTCTGGTTTATAGTATTTCTTGAACCTATTAGTCTCTCCAATATTTATTTCAGTAATATTGTACTCTTTGATTCGCTTGAGAATATTTTGAGCGAGTTCTTTTTCATACTTTGGCGTGACGTAATTAAAGAATCTAATTGCTGACTTAACATGAGCTGCATCAGGCATGGGAAACTTTTTGAGTTCTGGAATTCCGTATTTGTGTTCATCTTCCTCGATTCCACTATGCATAAGAAATTGTTGCCCGGCATTAACTAAATCATCAAACGTAGGCATAATATACTCCTTTATTAAAAAAATATAAATTATTTGCCGCATTCCATATTCCGTAGGCGGTTGGCGAGTTCACGTACATAATTACGCCAGCCCGCTTCATCATATGGCGCCGTAAGAGCCTTAACGTCCAGCTCGTCGGCCATCGACGCAAATGCGTTGGCTTCTTTCTCCAGGACGTGATGACACAGATCCGTGTCTACAACCACGTATTCACCATATTTCCCATCTACGTCAACGAGCAGTATATACCACTCGCCTTCACCGTAGCAAAACCTAAAGCTCCCATATTCATATACGCAATTATTATATTCGACCTTCTCTTCATCTCCCGTCCAGCACACCCCGTCCGCGTCCACGGGCAGGCGCACGAGGCCGTGCTCCGCAAGCTCGCGGTCGCTCAGGCCGTCGATGTCGTATTCCAGCGTGTGCTCGCGCACCTCGCGCTCGTGGGCACGGCGCAAGCGGCCATGCCACTCTTTGAACTCGGCGGGATTCGTGACGGACACGCCGGGAATTCCGCTCGAATAAACGGGCGCGTGGCCCATCACGTCATCGAAGCTCTCTTCTTCCATCCCTATCTCCTTCCGTTCTTGATTCGGTCCACCGCCCACACGTAAAACGCGAAGCTCGCCAGGTAGAGCGCCATCAGCGCGTATGCGTTGCGCTCGTCCACGTACAGCGCGAAGCTCGCCAGGTAAAGCGCTATCAGCGCGTATGTTTTGCGCTCGTCCACCTACATCACGCTCCCCCACGTGCAGCCGTCGCTGCTTTTCACCTCGCGGTCCAGTTTGTTGCAGTAGAAACCGTTGACGCCCGTCCGCGCATGCACGCACGCCCCGCAGCGCGCTTGGTGCTCGCGTCGCCCAGGTTGACGTGCTTCAGGCGCGCGATCGCCCGCAGGTCGCTCAGGTGGATGCGCATCAGCTCCTCGCGGCGTTCGTCTATCGCTCTCATTCGCCCACCACCTTCCTGCCGCAGTTTGGGCAGTAGTTGCAGTTCGGCGGCTCGCTCATGTCGTCCCATTCGAAGCCAGCCCCGCATTCGCTGCACTCCCAGTTCTGATTGCCCTGGTCGCCGACAAGGACGATGCGGCACGTCCGCTCGGCGCGGCGGTTCCAGGCGTCCACTGCGTAGCAATCCATCCCGAAAAGCCCCGAGGCGGCCCCGCACGAGTCGTTCAGGCAGCTGACGTACTGCCGGACGTTCCCGTCAGGCATGGTCACGGGCCGTATCTCCGCCTCGCCGCCGCAGAAGGGGCAGGGTTTCAATTCCTCGCTCATTCCGCGCCCCCCATCTTCCGCAGGCGGTCGGGGACGTGGCGGCACATCGCGGGGGCCGCGCCCACTTCGTTCTGGTAGTGGTCTATGATCTCCCACTTTCCATCGCCAAGGTACGAGAGACCGAAGAGGAACCTCGCGCCGCCAACTTGGGCGTCACGGAAGAAGTGCTCCTCTCCCGTCCAGTACACCCCATCCGCGTCGACAGGAAGGCGTACAAGGCCACGTTTGAGAAGATCAGAATTATCAAGCTCGTCTAGGTAACCTAATTTGGACAAATTTTTATCATTCGATAACGACATTACAAGGCCCTCCTATCAAAAATATAAAAAAAAAAGAAGGAACCCCGTGTTTTAGGGCTCCTTTCTAGAATCTTAACGCATCTTGACCGAACGAATGAAATAGCCAATTTCGTGCATGGCGAACAGGGCAAAGCCGCCGACAACCATAGCTTTTTCAGCATCCTCAGGCGTAATAGAATCATACGCCTTCTTGATGCTTGTAGCCACGTTGGTTGTGGTCTCCTTTACCTTATTCGTAACATCACTAAAATCCATACCATTCTCCTTTCAAAGTTGCCTACAGATCCTATTAGAAGATATGTTATCGATACGAAAATATAAATTATTAGTTATCTTCTGCTCGTATCTCTGAATACACTTGAGAACGCTTTTCTGATAGATCGGTGCTTGTTATTATTCCGCAAATAGGAAGTCCGTAAACAAGATGATTAATTTCTTCTATAAAGAGTTTTACAAATTCTTCATCCGGGAATTTTTTTGTCATTCGATACCGACATTGCAAGACCCTCCTATCAAAAATATAAAAAAGAGGAACCTATGCTCTAGATTCCTCTCAGTTCGAGTACTACTTTTGGCGATAAAGCTCGAAGTTCTTTATATCATTTTTTACTGCTTCCTTCAAGCGCTGCAACATTTCATCTTCCGGATCATACAAATCCTCTGCATACTTTAAAAGTTTGATATCTTTTTCAAGAGTATTTTTCCAATATGCATATTGCTCTTTGCAATAATCGTTTATGAAACCATTCAACGCTTCTTCAGTAATAAAATCATCCATAGCTTCTCCTTACTATATCCGTGTGTAGCACCTCGTTAGGGGAAATGTTACATCGACAAAAAAAGCAAGAGGCCTTGTATTTCTACAAGACCCCTCACTTCTACGAGTTCATCGCCGTTTGGAACGTGAGCGATGAATTCTGGGTTTCGTTCTCGGTCGTCTTGACGAGCTCCCAAGAATGGCCCCCAACGTGGAACGTGGTGGTCTGCACGTGCACGTTGGTCGGGTAGGTGGTGTAGCCATCGTGGCTAACACCAACAAAACCCGTACCGAACAGCACTGCAAGGGCCACTACGGCCGCGATGATGACCTGCTTGACGAACTCCGCCTTGACGGACTTCCGCGAAACAGCCATATTCATGTGCTTCATAATACATCTCCTTTTACGGTTGGGATAGAATCGTAGTATCTATCCTCATTATAGGGCATGTATTTATCGCGAGGCACTTTTTTACATATTTTTAAATAAAATCACAATCCGGAATAATTGGATCCGGTGTAATAGTCGGTGGCTGTTCACCAGAAAGTGCGAGTTCTATAATGGGGTCTAAGTTATAACGTTTCTTCACCACCATAGCAATACTAACTGCACCAAGTATCGCGACTCCAATCGCCAATTCTTTTGAATAATTGTCTATAAATATCAATACTTTTTTACGAAGCCCGAGTGTCTCTTTCTTCGTCTTGGACTTGTTAATCATATCGGTATTCATAAAATTCCTTTCGGGTAGTATAATAACTCCATAAAAAATAAGGAGCTATGCCTAGACGTCTTCAGCATAACCCCTTATTAATTAGGAAATTCAGATCGGATACATGAGAACCTCCTTTCTTATACATAACTTTAACGTACAATCGTTAAGGTCCCATATCATCCTCCTTGATATATTTCCTATTAAGAGACATGCTAGTTTTGCGATAATTAAAAAAATATCATAACAGCGAAAAAAAAAAAAGATAAGAATTGTCTTGAGCGACTCCTAAAGTCCCCTTTAATCAATTTCTTATCTTTTACGAGCAGGGCGAACCTACACGGAGAAGACTCCGTATACCTCGTCAAGCGCGCCCATTAACAGGCCTACCAGGACCGGCGTGCCAACTATCATGGCCTTATAATCGACAGATCCGAAGATCATGTAGACCATAATAAGCATGATAGCAATCGCCACCATGGACCAAATAGCCGTTTGATTTGCGTGCTTTGCGTTGAACATAATAAAATCTCCTTTCGTTGTTCAACCCTACTTACCTATTATAGTCCATGTATTCTTCGCGATGGCTAAAAAAAAAGAGGATTGCAGGCTTCGAACTTCTCCTGATTTATTCACATAAACCAGGCGCTTTAGCTCTCGCACTAAGCTACTGCGTCTCCGATCTAGGTTTGAAAAACATCAAACTTTCAAACAATCGGTGTTCTACCATTAAACTATTACTATTACTGGTTATGTGGGCTACAATTCAGTCTTACGACCTTTTCACCTACCTCCTCCTCATAATAAGGGCTGTTTATGACGCGAAAAAAAAAGAAGGCCGGTAAAATACGCGACCTTCTTAGAGAGTTAAACATCACTCTTTTTATTAGTAAAGTTTTTAAAATATTCTCTAAACCTGTCATTTACTTGATCATAGACTTCCTCGGCATCCTCATCCAAGTCGAACATATCCTCTGGAGTTTTGCAATCTTTATACAAAGAATCGAGTCCATCACTTATGCAATCATCGTATTTCTCGGACAGAGCGTTGCCTTGGGGACTGTCATTAGGAAGATATTTCTCACAAGTGTTCATCTTTTCGATGGAACATACTTTATTACAAACATTAATCGGGTAGCGGAATACACAATCGTTCATAAAAACAAACATCCTCCTTCTAAAAATATAATTTTCTAGTCATACATATTAGACGTAATCTTTCGAGCAACGATCTTATGATACTTGCCGTACATAAGAGTATCCGTCTCGTCAAGAGGAACATGACGAATTTGCTTATTGAAATACCGCTTAGATTTCTTAGCAGAAGGGCTATAGCAACCAATGTCGCCTACCCATTGGCGCCCATTTGACGACTTAATAAGCTCGTATCGACGATGCTTAGGCGCTCCAGAACCATGCTTCAAGAGATCATCCCAAGTTTTGTGGCGCTTATCATGAAAGTACGAATGAGTGTGCAGCATGAGTATGCCCCTTTCTACTAAAATTACATCGATAAAAAAAAAGATAAGAATTGTCCTGAGCAACTCCTAAAGTCCCCTTTAATCAATTTCTTATCTTTTACGAGCAGGTCTTTCTTTTCTGCTCATTATATAACATGTAATTTTCGCGAATGAAAAAAGAGAGCCTAAGCCCTCTTAAAGTTTAGTGCAAAAGATCGTACTCGATTAATACCTGATCATGCGCATACATGACTTTCATGACGGTTATCAAGTCAATTCCAAGAGCATCAGATATGATCTGGCTCTCCTCTTCTGGACTCGGCAACACGACATCACCGTCACTCGATGTCTCATAATCGGGATGAATCTTTGTACGAAAATATACAACGTTACTTTTAAGATTGTTAATCTCTCCTTTTGTAAGTTCAGAATTCTTAAACATGAAATTCTTAAACATGAAATTCTTAAACATGATTTTCTCCTTTCAATAGAATTCCTAACATTACCTCATAATGTGCAATGTCAAAACTACGAATTATATTCTTCATACTCACAAAGGTCGATAAAATCATCTTCTGGATTTTTACTAGTAAACGCAACTCGACAATAATCTAATCCGCCGTCAATGGAAACTTTACCACAAGAACAGGTCACAAAATCATGCCGGTACTTGGATTCGATAATGTCACCGCAATGTTTGCATTTAATAGCATTTCTAATAAGTTTGTTCATGATGATAACCTTTCAAACAAAAAAAAAGATAAGAACCTTAGGTTCTTATCTTTAAAGTATTATTTTTTTTACCGTAGGCGATTTTCAAGATATTGTAGTTTTCGTTCAGAAATAGTAAGTGCTTTTTCATACAGTTTAATGCTAGCGGATCCCGTTACATCTTGGATACGCTCGCACACTTTTGCTGCAAAACCAACAATCTTACCAATAAGTTTTATATACAAATAATACAACATATAACCTCCTTTAAGTAGTTATAATACCTATTATATACAATGTCATATTAACGAAAATATAAAAAAAGAGACTAGCAGTTGCTAATCTCTTTTTGGCACCTCTAAGTCTACGTATTAGTGGTTCAAACTCCAGAAACGCGCAGACCACAGGGGGCGCCACTTGACAGGGACCACTGCGCCCGCACACGCAGCTGCCAAGAAGATCCCTCCGCTGACAATAGCAACAGAACTAAATCCGGACCCAACGCCATAGATAAAGTACTGCATAGCATTATCGTCATCGTAATAAAGATCATTCTCGGGGCTTAGCGTGAACGGGTGCATAAACCCATCAGCAAGCGCCATACCATAGTCTTTGACAATTTCCGTCATAATATCCTCCTTACGTTGTACTTACCATACCTATTAGGGGCAATGTCATTTTTGCGAAAAATATCAATCATTGTATGACGTGTTCTCCAGCACGATACTCCATTGTTGTTTTTCAGAGTAATGTTCATGAATTTTGATGTTTTTATAGTCTTGCTCTTTTACTACGGTTTTGAAACGGGCTAAATCTCTTTGAAAAATATCATTTTTATAGGTTTTCTTAGGATAAATAATGGCAAATTGTTCGGAAGAACCGATAAACTCTTTAATAGTCGCGATATAAGGTTCCCTATCAAATCTCCGGCTGTTAGGAGTATAGCTCTTGATATGACCTATTTCATACGGCATTAGAAACTCCTTAAAATATAAAAGAAGAACATATGTTCTTCTTTTATGAACAGGTATATTACGTATTGTCCTTATGCACTTTCTTAAAAATCCATACACATACCAAACTCCAAAATAGAAAATTCAGAAAAGCAGCCATAATATCCTCCTTAGCATTAACATACCCATTCCTATTATATGCAATGTCATACTAACGAAAATATAAAAAAAAAGAGACTAGCAGTCGCTAATCTCCATGCTATACTAACGAAAAAAAAAAAAAAAAAAAAAAAAACCGCTAAAACA